GCCGCATGCAGCAGGCGAAGGTTCACGTTCTCGGGGCGCACGTTGCCAGCCTCGGGCGGCAGGCCGCTGTAGTTCTCGCGGTCATTGGCGATGGCCAGATGGTCGGACAGCTCATAGATCAGGCGACTGAAGCCAGCCAGGTTCTCAGACAGTGCCCGCACCTTCTCGGCATCGAAGTCCTTGCCGTAGAAGATGGTGCGCTTGGCGATGTTCAAAATCTCGGCCGTGGTTTCGGCGGTGCTGAGCAGGATGTGCAGACCGACTTCGCCGAAGTTCAGTGTCTCCGGTTTGCTTTCGGTCAGAAGGGCTCGCGCCTGGTATTCCTTGAAGTTCATTGTGTTCCTAAGTGAGTGGTGACTGATGCAGTGTATTGCACCGAAGCAGGGTCAGAAGAAGAGACCCATGATCGACCCAAGCGGGGCGACGAAGATGCCGATGAGGCGCAGCACCATCTCGCCATTGATGGTGTCGAAGTTCATGTGGAAGACGGCAACGACGTTCATGATCCAACCGACGATGCCGGTCAGAATCAGGCCGAGCCACAGCAGAGGGGCGATGAGAGAGGCCATGAGAGCTCCTTATTGAACGGTGGATTCGACGATCTTTCGGTACTGAGTCCAGCCCCGGAAGTTGCCCGACCACAGGTCTTGTCCGTCTTTGCCCATCGGCGTGGCCTGGTGCTCGATCGGGGATGCATGAAGCGGTACGCTCCCGACCAGCCGGTCGTACAGGGCGATGTCCTTTTCGATGCTCGGTGTCTGACCGTCATGTGTGAGGTAGGACACGCGAGCGCAGCGGGCTGCTGAAATTTTAAGCAACAGCTCCACGTTGCCGAAGTTCTCCAGTCGCTCCTGACGGGTGACGTACGGTAGATGCCAGTCGTCCTCGCGCAGTGTGTTGGGCTTGCTCTGCTCGAAGGCGTGACGCATCACGAGGGCCAGGGCGTGAATCTCCGGCTGAGCATCCGGATGGGCGCGCAGATCGAAGAAGTTCAGCCACTCGGTCGCCGTGACGATGACGTGCATGTACTGGAACGGCTCCAGCAGGCGGTTGGCCACCTGCTTGTGGACGCCCAGCGTGTTCATGATGTTGGCGCAGTCGGCAGCACGCTCGGCAGCCAGCTTCCACTGGCGAATCGCCTGAGCACGCTCGTCGCCCTGCAGCTCCTCGTTCGCCTGCATCCCTGGCTGGTTCTTGCCCCAGTGGATCGGCATGGCGGGATCGGTGCGAACCTGCTCGATGACCTTGGCCACCGGAATGGCGCGGCTCGAGCTGGCGTTGCGTGAAAAGACCCGATGGGTCATGAACTCGGCATGGATGAAGCGAGGGTACTGAAGCTGCAGGGTAGTCAGCCGTACGCCGTTGCTTTCAGCGACCGAGTCCTCGATGACTTTGGCAGTGATGATGGTCATGTTCGTTTGGACTTGATCCAGTTGAGAAATTGGTGGAGCTTCCACCCCACCCAGACGCCGATGACGAGGGCCAGGCCCATCGCCACCAGCACATCGCCACGACCGGCGAAGATGCCGACCGTGCTCATTTCGCGATCTTGGGCAGGGGGTAAGGCACCTTGTTGGTGGGCTGGCAGTGCCCATCGTCAGATGCGAACGGCTTGCTCTTGAAGTCGGCGTCTTCCAGGCAGCCGGTATTGCCCGACACGGTGGAGCACTTGACCTTGATGAGCTTGGTCTTCTCGGGGTTCACGAACTCCATCGTTGCCCAGCCATCGCCCTGCGGGCACTTGTTTTCCTGGGTGCTGTCGCCGCGTCCGATGATGTCCCAGCCCTTGTACAGAACATTCTCCTGACGATAGCGCTGGGCGTTCCACATCGCGTTTTCGCGGGCGGTTCCCTTCGCTTCCTCGAGCGAGGCGAACGACACGTCCTGCTGCTGACATGCAGACAGGGTCAGAGCCGCCAGTGCGGCAAGAATTGCGGTCTTTTTCATGAGGGTTCTCCTTAGATTGCGCGATATGCGCGGGTGGTGGGACCGCCGGTCGGCTTCTCCGATGCCGGCGTAATCGGCTTGACTTTCGCCGCTTTCACTTTCTTCAGCCGTGTGCAGGTCATGAACATGGCTGTCGATTCGATCTTCTTGGCGTCGTTGGCCTTCTTCACAACGTCGAAGTACACGCAGCCATTGAGGAACGTCGTCTTGGTGGCAGCGATGCCGGTGTGGCCGCTGATAATGTCTTCCACCTCGTCACCGATCTGGATGTCGGTGCTTTGCGCGGGCGTCGCCTTGTCGCTGATGCCCTTGCCTTTGACCTTCAGCTGACTGCCGTCGATGCTGTACGGGTCGGGCATCGTCGAGGCGTCCTTTGCAACCTTGGGTTGCACGCCGTACTGCACGTTGCCGTTGAACATCTCCACGCGGGAGGTGACGGTGCCTTCGAGGCCGCTTGCCAGGTCGATGACCAGGGAGCCGATCTTGATTTCCGTCATCACATCACCCGATGCTTGTGGACGGTGAAGGCTTCCAGGAGGAAGTTCTTGACCGACTTGAAACGCGGATTGGGGGCGCGCATCAGGATCGTGTGCCCTGCGGACATGTTGACTGCGGCGCGGGCACGGCCTTCGAGCTTGTCGAAGTCGTCTCCGGTGTGGCACAGCGCGGTCGAGACGGCGATCACGTTGCGGCGATCGACGCGGTAGGCGATCGTCATACGACCTTCCTTCGACGGCTTGTACGGATAGGGCTCGCTGTAGTCGAGCGGGTGAACATCGACAAAGTGAACGCCTTGCGCTTGAGCGGCCTTGACGATCACCTTCGCGGCTTCGCGACGGTTGGCGCGTTCTTTGGCGCGTTGCTGCGCCTCGATCGCTTGCGGGTGGGTGGTGCTGTCAGACACGGGGGTTTCTCCTTGAATAAGTCAGTCGTGACTCTTGCAGTATAGCGATGCAAGCGATGGGGTCAGCGGGAGATTCGCTGGCGGAAGCGGTGAGATTCGAACTCACGGACCCTTGCGGATCGACAGGGTTCAAGCCTGTTGTCATAGACCACTCGACCACGCTTCCGAACCTGGCATACGGGGAAGGACTCGAACCTTCAACCTGCGGTTTTGGAGACCGCTGCTCTGCCAGTTGAGCTACCCGCACATGAAACTGGTGCCACCTGAAGGTTTCGAACCCTCGACCTTTCGCTTACAAGGCGACTGCTCTGCCAGCTGAGCTAAGGTGGCTTGGTGGATGCCCAGGGACTCGAACCCCGTTGCCTTGCGGGCCACAGATTTACAGTCTGCTGCGTTCGCCAGTGACGCCCGACATCCATCGCACGTTCCTCAATTCGTCCCCGGTATTACATGAAAGCGGCCCGAGTTTCGATGGCATTGAGGCTTGTTGCCAGGTGTGCTGGCCCGACCAAAGGTTGCCGCTGCAAGATTTTGATGGTCTGCCGGTGGCCCGTCTGCCGAAGTGCTCGTCAGAGGAGCAAATATGGGCGTCAGGGCTCTTAGGGCAGCCATCAGGGCTGAGTTCTGGTGGGTTGGCGTGTCGCTGCATTAAGTCATACTCCGACTTTTTGCTCCTGGAGTGGAGCTACTTCATGCGTTTCCGATTAACTCGCTCTGCGCTTTCCTCTTTGAGAATCCAGCCCTGATGGCTCCAGGGGAAGGGATCGAACCTTCGACCAAAGGATTAACAGTCCTCTGCTCTACCGCTGAGCTACCCTGGAACATGGTTCCGACGAATGGGTTCGAACCACTGACCTACCGCTTATCAAGCGGGCGCTCTACCACTGAGCTACGCCGGAGTATTGGTTGCGGGGGACAGGACTCGAACCTGCGACCTCCGGATTATGAGTCCGGCGCTCTACCAACTGAGCTACCCCGCTGTCAATACGTGAATCTTATATAAGAAACGCAGGGAACGCAAGTCATTGCTGACTGATTCCCTGCAGGTTTCTTACATCGCCTTGCTGAAGTCCACCGGACAGGCGCCTGATGCACAGTCAACGTGAGCGAAGTCCACATCCTGCTTGACCTCTTCCGAGTCCTTGATCGCTGCCAGGATCGTTTCGAACTCGTGCTTGGTCACAGGCTGCTCCGGCTGGTACTCGTAGGCGGTTGTGTCCACCTGCGGCATCACCGAGCAGCAACGGATCGTGGATTGGCCTTCCAGCAGCGTGCGCTTGAACTCCTCGAAGGACACCAGTTTCGGGTTGTACTTCAGGGTGTAGCTCACCTGATTGCCACGCTCCTCGAGCGGCGTCACGCCGTCTTCAGCCACGCCGCTGATCCAATACTTCTCCAGCAGGCGCAGGTACTGGTACTGCTCTTCCGGAGTCGCCTCGGCGGCCGTCACCAGCTTGTCGCCCATGCCCAGCGTGCAGATGGTCGGCACGGTCGGGAAGCCGACGATTGTGGTGCCGCTGTAGGTCTTGAGCTTCTTCACCGGATAGCCCATTTCGCGGTACTGCTCGATCAGCGGATCGTCATTGCGGAACTGGACCCAGCGCAGGTACTCGCGCATCGAGGGCAAGTGAGCGCCTTCAGTCAGACCGAAGAGCTTGGAGGTGGTGCCCGCAGGCTTGATCGTGGTGTTCGTGTGCGGCACGTTCACGCCCAGGTGCGCCGAGTAGGTAGCAGCCTCTTCCTGCACGGCACGCTTGAAGCGCGACAGCGTCAGCCAGAAGTCCTTGCTCTTCTCCTCATCGACAATGTCTTTCCAGCCATAGCCGAAGCGAGCCCAGGCGTACTCGTGCAGGCCGGTGATGCCCACGCCGATGCGGTTCGTGCGCTTGACCTCCTTGTGGTACAGGGAGTCCATCAGGTTCGTGCGGATCAGCGCACGGGTGGCGGTGCGGAAGCTGTCTTCGGCATCATCGTCATTCTGAGCGTGGAACGGCACCACGTCGGCGATCACGCAGTAGCCACCGAGCGCACCCAGCACAATTTCGCCACAGGGGTTTGTGATGGTCTTGTACTCGCAGTTCTGCCAGGCTTTCGCCAGGTCGGCGGTCAGGCCCAGCGTCTCGGCGTCGAGCTTGTAGCGGGCGGACTCGGCGAAGTTGCCGTCCAGCAGCGTCTCAATGCCGTCGTCGCTCCATGTCAGCTTCTCGACGTTGATGAGGCCAGGCTCGCCAGTACCGTCGTTGTACGAGGCGTCGCAGATGGCTTCGTAGACTGCCTTGGCATGTGCAGCCAGAGATTCTTTGCCACGCGGGCCAGGGCCGCTGTCCTTGACCAGCTCCCAGAACTCGTTGTCCACGGTCACGGAGTTGTTCGAGCTCCACAGGAAGCCACCGCGCTTGACCTGAATGAAGTCCAGCACGTTCTTGTCGCGCCAGGTCTTTGTGGCCATGCGAGCCGCACGACGAGCGCCACCCACCAGCACACACTCGGCAACGTAGTGGTCGGCGTACATGGCGGCGCGCCAGGGCGACATGCCGGCGTCACGCAGCTTGGCCACATTGGCGATGGCCGTCATCATCGGACCAGGGCCGGATGCGGGGCGGTTCTGCATACCAGCGATCGGAGCGCCACGCGGACGCACGCTGGAAAAATCCAGCAGCAGCACGGTGTTGCGCTTGTCGCCACGCCATGCCATGTATTCCATCTTCTCGAGCGCCTTGGCCCAGCCCTCGCGGCTGTCAGGCACCTCGAACACTTCCATTTCGCGACCGGCGTACAGATGCTTGGCCGTACGCATGTCCAGAGCGTTGATTTCGCCCGTCTGCACGTCCTTGTGCATCATGTCGATGGTGCAGACCACGATGGGCAGGCTGTTCAGGTCGGCGCGGATCATTTCGTTGTCGTAGGAGCGACCGACACCGGAGCCGTTGAGCAGCAGATAGAAGGTGAGGAAGGTCGAGGCTGCGGTCGAGCAGTTCGTGAACACTTCCATGTTGCGAAGCGGCTGAGTCTCGTCGCCGTGCTGCAGGTGGCGACCCGACATGAGGATCGACGCCTGGCGCAGATGGTGATGCATGGCGTTGAACTCGACTTCGCGCTCCGCAGCTTCGGGGTGCAGCAGCGCATTGCCGGTGGCGACACGAGCGGCCACGTCTTCCCACTTCTCGACCTCGATGTGGCCCACGACGTTGAGCAGGCAGCGAACGATCAGGTCGTCGCCATACTCGACATGGTAGGACTCGATCACGAGGTTGTTGGACCGGCACCACTCATCGACCTCGTGGTCCAGCGCCATATCGTCGCGTCGAGGCAACTCGACGGTCTTGATGTAGGGCTCGACGGCGCGAGTGATCTTGCGGTTGATCGTACGATCCGCAACAGCATCGCCAATGCCTTTGGCGTATGAGCGTGCGGGGGTTTCGGACGAAGATTTCATAAGGCTCCTTGTTGATTGAATTTTGAGAAAAGGACGCGAAGTCTACCTCAGTTGTGACTTACGTTCCATATAAGAACTCACCACGCTTCGCCGATGTCCGAAGTCGGCTTGTCGGGGTCAGTCCTTATATAAGGTGCAGGCTCCGGACTTGATACCGAAGTTCCTGGAATGTCGATGAAGGGCGCGTTGCCAGCCCATTCATTTGCAGCCACCAGTGCGGTATGACCCTTCAGAACGGCAGTCTTTCCGTTTGGGCAGACCTGCATGAAGCCGCTTTGCCGATCGGTTCGGCAACTGGCGGTCATCACATACTGGCGCTCGGCTCGATTGAAGTCGTCGCGTTCGGAAACTTCCATTCGCAGCTTGGGGCAGCTGTCGCAGTCGGGACACTCGCGCTTGATTTCGGCGCGCAACTGTTCGCCATGCTTGATCGCCAGCTGCCGAGCGAGCCTTGCATCGCTGTCTTCGACCATCATCTCCGGCACAGTCCACGAGATACGCAGCTGGGCGCCAAAGACCGTCTTGCGATCCTCGAAGGTCTGGGGCTTGTACTGGACCGTAGGGCTGGACAACTCGTCATGAATGATGAACGTAGCCTCAAGCCCTGCGATCTTGCTGACTGCCTGGGCGACGATGCCCACATGGGCTGCTTTCACTGAATCGAAAACTTCTGATGCCATAACTGCTGACTCCGTGACTGATACTCAGTATTCACGGGTGACTTAGGGTCTTACGCGGCGACTTTGATGCCCCGATAGATTGCCAGCGCTTGCTGGAGCTGGGTCGAATCCAGACCGGCGTTGATCGCGGCCACCGCATCGGCCAGGTGCTCGTTCGCCTTGGTGGGGATCGACTTGCCCTTGAGGGTACGCATCCGCCAGGGCGCAGCTGGAAACCGCTTGATGGCCCACTCGATCATTTCGTCCTTGGTCGCGGACCGGATGCCGGTGGCCTTTTGCTTGACCTCGGCGGGGAAGACCTGAATCAGAGGGATCGGGCACGCCGCCAGGACGCCCGTCACCAGCCCCGAGTTGAAGTTGGCCGCCGCATAGCCTGCGGGGTTGCAGAACGGAATCTCGCTGATGGCGAACGATGCGTCTTCGCACGCCTCGATCATGCCTTCCTTGACGATCTTGGCGCGGCGCAGGTCATCCGACTGCTTGATGACGCCCTTCTTCGACTCGCTTTCCGTCTCCACCAGGATCAGGTCATCGACCGTCCACTCCATTGTTGACACATCGAGCGTCGCCTTGGCGATGCCCCAGTTGGACATTGACGGGTCCATGCCCACGATCTTGATTTTCATTGTTGCCTTTCACCACGAGCCGAAGCCCAAGTCCTTGTACGTCTCGAACCGATCTGCCAGCTTCTGCTCTTCGGCTTTCTTGGCCATCTCCACCTTGATCTCGGACTGCAGCCGATGCAGGTCGCCCACGTTCTCTCGAATGAAGTCCTTGAACCCATTCAGGTGAGCGAACGCCTGCTGCTCGTCCATTTCCATCTCCACGTAGTCAGCCACCATGACGGGCTTGAACACGAAGATGATCTTGCCGCGCTTGCCGACGTACGCCGACGTGGGCTGGAAGTCTTCCATGCCCACATGCGCTGCCTTGCTGTACGCTCCATTGCTCTTGCGTACCGTGAGCGAGGCGGGCGCGGAGAGCATGAACGTCTCCTGAGTGCGCTTCATCGCCTCGGACATTTTCTTGGCCAACTCGTCCAGAGCCAGCTCCTCTTCGGTCTTCTTGACTTGTTCCACCATCCTGAACTCCTCCAGCCCGCGGTCTTTCAGGGCTGACTTATCTGTAGTATAGCCAGGGGTTCGCAACAGGTGCGCGAACTCCTGCGCGGCAGTGTTGCGATCGAACCTGACCGGCTCGTCCCTACTTGCAAGTAGCGCCGCTGACTTTTCCATAGCCCTTCTCCTTCGTGACCGTGATGACCTCGTCGATCCAGTCCGACAGCGAGTTGTGGCTGATGACGATCACCGTGCCGCGCTCCTTCGCCTTGTCGTTCAGCACCGTCATCAGGCGCTCCAGACCCGATTCGTCCAGTGCGTGATCGACCTCGTCGGCGATGAAGATGTTGATGGGCTTGGTGGCGCGGGATGCGACCATGTCCTGAAGCGCCATCGCACACGCCAGGCGAACCTTGCGCTTCTCGCCGCCTGACAGCCCTTCGAAGGACTCGGCACCCTTGTCGTTCGTGACCTCGATCTGGAACTTCTCCTTGACCTCGCCCTTCGCGTTCGTGGTCAGGGTGTTCCAGACGGCGTGGATGTTGTCGTCAGCCAGCGCCGACAGGTAGTGGCTCGTGCGGTCGTTCAGGTACGGCGTGACCGTATCCAGAATGTGCGCCCGTACACCCGCCGGCCCGTACACCGACACCGCATCCTGAAGAATCTCGACCCGAGCTTCCAGCTCACGCTTCTTCTCGTCAGTTGCCTTGATCTGGCCCTCGAGCTCCTTGAGCGTCTTCTCCATCAGCGCCACGCTCGCGGTATAAGGATTGTCATTTTTCAACCAAACGCCGGCCGCCGTTTTGCACTTCTCGACCTCCACCTCGATCGCGGTCTTCTCCTTCTTCAGAACCTCGATCTTCGCCAGCTCGTCTTGCAGTTCGCGCTGTCGCGCAGCCAGTGCAGACACATCGGTCATCGAGTCTTTGTGGTCACTGGCGAGCTTCTGCGCTTCGTGCAGCGCTTCCTTCGCGCTCTTGTACTCGTTCGCGCACCGCTTGAGTTCTTCGGTGGCTTTCTCCAGGTCAGCTTCGCGCAGCTTCTTGACCGTCTCCAGGTCGTGTTCGCAATACGCCTTGCCGCATTCGCCGCAGGGCTGGCCCACCTTGTCGTTCAGTGTGCGGAGCGCCTCGACCGCATCGGTGTGAGCTTGCTTGGCTCGACGAGCGACTGACTCGGCGGTGGCGAAGACCTTGTGTGCGTCCAGAATGGCCTTGTCCAGACGCGCCTGCTCGTCTCGTTCGCCCTTGAGCGAGGCGAAGGTCGTGCTGATCTTGAGCAATTCCTTGCCGCGATCCTTGAGCATTTCAGCGTCGATTTCGCCACCCAGCGCGATGATCTTCGCCTGCAGTGGAATGGTCTTGGCAAGCTCCGCCTTCGCGTTGGGCTTGCGCTGCGCCTCGAAGTCGGCGTGCTTGGTTGTCTCTTCCGACAGTCGTGTGACGGCGTGCGTGTGCTGCATCGCCTGCGTGGACAGCTGAGCGTCGAGCGATGCCAGCTCCTTCTGTGCGGTGTTCAGCTTCTCGCGGGCGATCTGGTGGGCTCGAGCCAGCACCTCGGTGCCTGCAGCCTCCTCGATCATCAGCTTCAGCTGCTTGTCCGTCATCGCCGGCAGGTCAGGCATCTTCTCCTGACCGGCGTAGACCGCAGCCTGAAACACATCGAGCGAACAGCCGATCAGCGCGTTGATGACCTCCTGCGTCTCGCGCTCGGTGCCTTTGTGCAGGTCGATCGGAATGCAGGCGGGGTTGGGGTCTTTCTGTTGTACCAGCGTGGCGTTCTTGTGCGTCGAATCCTTGCGGTGACGAACGATTCGCCACTCGTTCGTGCCGTCCGACAGTCGGACCTCGACCCTGCAGTCCTTCTTGGCGGTCTTGTTGACGACTGCATCCGTGCTCACGCCTCGTGCGGTGACGCCATACAGGCCCCAGCAGATCGCATCCGCGATGGACGACTTGCCCGCACCGTTGCTGTCGGCACTGGTGTCGTCCTTGTTGTCGCCCTGAATAAGCAAGAGCCCACGATCGTCCAGCTCGATCTCGGCGTGCTGAAGCGTGAGGAAGTTGTCGATGATGACGCGATTGATTTTCATGCGGCCTCCCGAGCCTCTTTGAGAATCTCGTCGCACAGGACGGCGAGTTCAGTCTGACGCCCATAGCCGGCGCCCTTGATGTAGTCAGACACGCTGACCTCCAGCGATGCGCCCGCCTTCACGGTCGAGGCCGTTCGCGTCACGCCCGCTTTGGGCTGGCTCACGATCGTCACGCCTCGTGCGCCCTCCCCTTCGAGAAACTTGCGGAGGTTCTCAATCTCAGAGGGCTTGCTGCTGAAGATTTTGGCACGCACATAGTTGCCATCGACGATCAGTGGGATTTCTTCCGGCTTGGTCGTGCCGTCGATCTCCACGAAGCTCGGTGCATGACTTGCGTGCCAGGTGACTTCCGGCCCATTGACGACGAGAAAGCCTGCCTTGGTGCCAATGTCGCTCCAGGTCTGGTGCGTGAGCGCGCCGATGCTCCAGACGCCACCCATGCCGCCCGCGCCGTCGCGGAGCTTCTTGTGGTGGTGGTAGTGGCCCGCGAAGGTCTTGACGAACTTGAGCTTGGCCAGGTACTCGGCATCCAGCCCGTGATCGGGCAAGCCCTTGATGACACCGTCGATGCCGGCGTGGACGATCAGGTCGCAGTTCGGTGCGTCCATTTCATCCTGCAGCGTCTCAAGTGCCTTCTTCAGATCGGCGACCTTGCCGATGTACGGGCACAGGGCCAGCCCCTGGTGGGGCAGAACGGTCGGCGTGTTGATGATCGTGCAGCCAACTTCTTTGAGCGCGGTGATCGCGCTCGACACATCGGACGCCTCGCGCCCTTCGAGGTCGTGGTTGCCTGCGTTGATGATGATCTTCATGCCCGCGTCCACGATCGTTTTGTAGGTGGCCAGTGTCGGGTTGAGCACCGACGGGGCCACAGAGCCTCGAACGTGGAACAAGTCACCGGCGTGAACGAGCGTGTCGCCTCCGGCCTTGAACACCGCATCGGCCGCTCGGTGCGTCTCCAGAAGAATCCATTCGAGGCGCGAGTTGACGCCTGTGCTGGTGGTGTGCGAGAACGCCGTCCAGTTGTGGTGGTGCGTGTCGCTGATGATTCCGTAGGGTTTCATAGTCATCCGTGACTTATCGTGTCCTGTAAAAAATGTGTGAGCCCATTTTCTTGGTGCGCTCGACACTCGAACGCCACGCGGGTGAGACGTACGTGGCGTGATAGAAGGTTGCCCCTCCGGTGAAGTCCATGTCCGGTCGCTTGAGCGCGGTCTTTGCAACGCGCTGAGCCAGCAGCCATGCGTACTCGTCCTTCGGGTAGCCCTGGCGCTTGAGCACCCACTGGCCACCCTGCTTTGACAGCAGCTTGTTCGTCCATGAGAACTGATGCTTGGCCGTGACGATGCGGCAGACTTCGGACGAATCGCCCTTTGCGCGATTGAGCGTCACGTTGGCCACAGCGTACTGACCCGGAATCATTTCTCCACGAGCTTCGTGGTAAATGTTCAGAGCCAGGCAGATGATTGCGGTTTCTAAAATCATGGTTTGATATTAAATCTTTCGGTCAGGGACTTCTACATTTTTCACCGGAGACGCATTGCAGCTTCGACATTGCCCAAGTTCATTGCAGGAATGACCTTGAAGCGATTCAGCGGAAGACACCGCTGAAGGATGTTGTCGGGGTTCGTGAACGAGTCCGGTCCGAAGAAGTCCTCGACGCTGGTGAGCCACACCAGCTTGCGCTTGCCTTGTCGTACCGCCACACCCGCTGCGCTGTAGCCCATCGCGATCGTGTCCTCGAGGGCGATCCGCTCGACGCACCATGCGTTCCTCTTCTTGTAGACGTGGCGCATCTGACGGTGAGCGAGGTACAAGCCGCGACCATCGTCCAGCTCGTACCATGCTCCGCTGTGCTTGAAGTTGACCTTATGTTCCTTGAACTTCATCCATGACCCTTCTCAGCTTCACGACCGTGGCGGTCTTGTGTGGCTGGACGATGTGCGGGCCGTAGATGCGTTGAAGCAGCTTGAACAGGCGCTCGGCGTGTTCGCCGTCTTCCTTGTCGAGCTCCGTATGGTTTTCGAACGCGAAGCAGGCGCACAAGGCGCTTACCGGACCGACTGATACATCGAGAACGGTGGCGCGTCCGAACACCACCTTCCTCTTTTCGTCCATCAGGAATACTTCTTCACCTTCCGCAAGAGTGGCGTAGCGCCGGCCCATGCGGAAGGTGTTGAAGACTCCGTTGACGCCCACAATGGGCGGAATAAAGCCGATGACGACCTTTTCCAAAGCGCTCTCTCCTGGGTTGGGAGCCCAGTATAGAAAGCGCCAGGTCGGGGTTACTTCGGCAACAGCGCCACGAGTTCGGCGAATGCGCCCTCGGTGCGAATCTTCTCGGCCAGTGCCTTGACAAAGTATTGCTTGCCGTCCGTCCAGGTCACTCGAGGCTTGGAGTACGTGACCAGCTTCTCGGCGATCAGGAACTCCAACAGCGACAGCACCGTGTCGAAGGTGGCCACGCCCGTGTCGTCGAAGACCAGCCGCAGGCTCGTCTCCTGGAAGGGCTTGGTCATCTTGGACTTCACGCACTGGATGCTGATGTTCTGGCCAATGAAGGTCTTCTCGCCGTCCTGCTGCTCCATGATCTTCTGACGACCCAGAGCCAGTCGGGCGGTTGCATAGAACTCCATTGCCTTGCCGCCAGGAGTGGTTCGCGGATCGCCGTAGACGACGCCAGGTTTCAGGCGCATCTGGTTCAGGTACAGGAACGTCGCGTTGAACTCCTCGCAGTGCTGCGCCATCGCCTTGAGCGTGGTCGAAGTCACGCGAGCCAGTGCCGTTGTGTCGTTCATCGTGTACTGGTCAATCTCCTTCTCAGCTTGCGACTGAGGCAGAGCGGCGGCGATCGAGTCGAAGACGAACAGGATCGGCGCATCGGCAGCGATGGCCTTGCTCTCACGAATGATCTTGCAGGCCTTGGCGGCAACGACGTTGCCCTCCTCCCAGGTCTTCGGCTTGGCGTAAATCCAGTACGGACGCTCAGACTTCAAGCCGAAGCTCTCGGCCAGGCCCACGTCGAACGAACGCTCCCAGTCGATGAAGCCTGCGACACCGCCCATGCGCTGCGCCTCGACCATCCACTTCGTTGCGAGTGCGGTCTTGCCGGTGGAGGACTCACCGAACATCTCCACCATGCGACCAAACGGCAGGCCGCCGTCATAGCGACCCGACATGATCTTGTTGAGCGGGGGAAAGCCGGTGTCGATGAAGCGGGTGACTTGCTGATTGCCAGCGTTGGCACCGAGCTCCTTCTCCAGTGATGAAATCAGGTCTGCTACGGACATAGTTAAGCCTCGAATGGTTTGATGAAGTGTTCGACGTTTTTGGTGATGCTGCCGAACGCCAGCTCCGCGCACAGGTCGTGGAAGCGGGCAACGTCCAGGGCACCCTTGCGAAGCTCGACCGCCTCGGGCTTGGGCTTCTGGACGCGAAGCAGCTGCATCATGGAAAAGTTGCGGGCGAAGAGCTTGCGACCCTCGCCTTCGTAGAGACTGACCAGCGCCTTCTTGGTGGGCTTGTACGAACCGTCCTCGCATGCCTTCCAGAAGTTCTTGACGCTTCCGAAGGTGGCCAAGAGGTCGATCGCGCCCTTCTCGCCGATGCCGCCCACGCCGCTGATGCAGTCGGACGAGTCACCCTGCAGGCACTTGCCCTCGAGAAACGCCAGTGGTGTCTTGTAGGCCGTCTTGTCGAAGAAGTTGGCCATCGTCACGATCTTGGCGTCGTCGCGCATGTCACGCCACGTCACGCCAGGCCGGACCAGCTGCAGCCAGTCGCGGTCGCCGGAGATCAGGACAATCTCGTTGCCAGGCTTCGCGGTGAGCTCCGTCACCATGTAGCCGGCCATGTCGTCCGCTTCGTGCGTTGTGACGCGCATCTGGCGCACGCCGAGCGATTCGACAATGTCCTTGATGTACGGCCCCTGCTTCTGATACGCCTCCTTGATCGCGACTTTCTTGGGGTCGTTGTCGCGATTGGACTTGTAGTCGGGGTTGAGTTTGAAGCGCCAGTCGGCATGCCCGTCCCACAGCACGATTGGCGTGAAGTCGGGGTATGTCACGCGCAGTTCGCGCATGGTCTTGGTAAAGCCGAAAACCGCCTGCGTCTCCATGCCGCCTGCGTTGAGCTTGGTTGCGTAGTGGCAGGCATACCCGACACTGTTGCCGTCGATCAGAAGGTATTTCATAGGGAAAGCGTTCCCAATCTGGGTACGAACGTACCCAGATTGAGAACATTCCTCACTGGTGAGTTAGGTCAGATCGCCGAGCAGATCGTCCAGCTCGTCGGTCATCGCCGGAGCGGGCTTGCGGGCGGCTGCAGGGGCCGGTGCATCCTCGACCAGCTCGTCGTGAGCCAGAGCCGGACGCGAGGTGGTGGGACGATCCGAGCCCAGGATGCCAGCGACGTTGTTGATCGCCGACAGCGCCTTGCGCTTTTGCTCTTCGCTTTCCATCTGAACGTACTCGTCCAGGTTGTGCAGCTTGGTGAGCGAGTCCTTCGGCACCGCGACTTTCTTGGGCGACACTTGAACGCTGTACTTGGTGTTCAGGCCCTTGCCTTCGCGGTTGATCGTGATGATCTGGGCACCTTCGGGATCGAAGATGGACGCAGCCCACTCTTCGACGGCATCGACCAGACCGCCGAACACGGTGGTGCGAACTTCCAGAATCTGAGGGGTCTTGGGGTCTTCGCTGTCCAGCGCCAGCACGTTCATCAGGTACGAGCGACCCGCCTTCGCCTGCTTGAGCAGTTCGATGGTTTCGTCGTCGGAGGCAGCGTGTTGAGCGCGGTTCAGACCGTCACAGATCGGGCAGGGCTTGCCGTAGATCGCTTCGTTGCAGGGGTAGACGGCCTGGATTTCACCAGCAGCGTTCTTGATGTAGTGCTGGCCGAACTCGTGATACCAGACATGCTCTTCGCCTTTGCGCCAGCCAGGGAGCAGCACGTAGCGGTTGGCACCGGGTTGCGGCTTGATCGTCTTGTCTTTCGACTTCAGAGCAGCCTTTTTCTGTTTCATCAGTTCGAGGAGTTTTGCGGTATCCATTTTCAGTTGGTTCCTATGAGAGTTGAAGGTTGGTGCCGATCACGGGTTTGTGCATCGACACCTGCATTATAGCTCACCGCTGACTTCGCCATCTGCGGCAAACCACAATCTTTATTGGACGCCCCGCCCGTTCTTGAAAGCGTCCTTCGCACGGGCCGCCAGGGAGTCGCGCTCGTTCTGTTCGGCCAGGATTCGAACCCCGCCCTTGAACTCCTCGCGACGATCGGCACCCAGCTGGATCATCATGTCGCGGCGATCGGCCAGACTGATGACGAGCGACTTGTTGATGGAGGCGATCGTCTCGGCTTCCACCAGCGTGTTCTTGGCCTTCGCCCAGCGCGGATCGAGCTTGACGGCGTTCTCGACCATCTTCTCGGTCACTTTCTCGCCACCTGCGGCAAGCGCCTTGCGGTGCTCGTCGTAGAGCTTGGCCTCCAGCACATCGAAGCGCACCTTCAGACGGGCGTGCTGAGCTTCAGCCTGAGCCGCCTGCGAACCGTAGTACGCACGAAGACCCGCCTGCTCCATCATTGCCTGATCCAGTGTGGCTTCGGTGAGCTTGGTGTCGCGGTTGAACTGGTTCACATCCACGTAGAAGTTGAGCTTCGCCGCATTGCCGGTGGTAGGCACGTCTGCGGGCGGGTCCAGGTCAGGTTCTGGAGCCGGCTTGATCGCTTCGATCTCGGCAGCGACGGCGTCGATTGCGGCTGCGGTGAGCTCCTGGGCCTCTTTCACGTCAGCGACCGCAGCAGCCACTTCTTTGGCCTTCTTGACCAGCGCTGGCTCGGGTGTCGGTTCTTTGACAGGTACGGGCTCGGGCTCAGGCTCGGGTTCCGGCTCGGGTGTGGGCTCCACAATGGGAGGTGGTGCGACGGGCTTGGGTGCGGGTGCAGGCACGGGACCGCCGCCTGGTCTCGCCATCTTGGTCTGCTCGGCTTCGAGCTCCTCCAGCAGCGCGGTGATTTCCGCATCGTCGAATGCAATTTCGGGATTGGCCATGTGATTCTCCAGTGTGTCGATAGGTTGACGGTTTGATGTTAGCGTCAAGTCTTAGGGTTTTGAAGTCATTTATGACTTATACGTCAGGACAGAATGTCGGCAACTTGTGCAAACACTGCGTCCAGAACTTCTTGCTTGTCGGGGTCGAACCCGATCTGTTGCGCGTTGATGCCGCAGACGATGGTGGCGTCCAGAGTCGGATCGTAGATCGCCTTACCGACCATCTCCGACGCACCGCCCTTCAACCCAGGCACGAACCGCTTGATAGTCGCCGAGCCGAGCGCGACGATGACGGCGGGCTTGATGAGCTCCAGCTCGCGGTCGAGGAACTTGCTGCAGCCGTTGATCTGAGCGTTCGAGAGGAACTTGTCGCTCTTCTTGGCCTTCACCAGTGTCGTGTAGTAGCCGTCGGCGACCGACAGCCCTGCCTTGAGAATCGACTCCTTGACGTAGAGAGCCGCATCGCCCTCCAGCAGCTTGTCTTTCTTCTCCTCTTGCCAGGTCGGGCAGTCGGACACGACCATGAACTTGACGGTGGACTTGGCGCGAACGGTCGGGTGCGGGCTTTCTTTCAGGTCGCAGCCATCGCACTTCTTGTAGTCCTGAATCAGATGAATCACCTTCGCCCGAAGGAACTTGTCCGCGAGGTCGGTGGTTCTGTCGGCCTTGACGGCGTCGATGACGAGCCCAGGCATCAGCTCCATCTGATCCTTGCGGCGGCTGAAGTGCTTGGCAGACGGTGCGGACGGGTCGATGAGCGCGAACGCACCAACCTTCTCCAGATTCTCGACGACCCGAGCATTCACCTTCGAGCCAGGTTGACTTGCGGCCATCATGAACTCCTCCTTGGTGGAGAAGTGACCCTTGACAGCGGCGGTGTCGTCCTCGCCCCAAACCTCCTCGGTCGTGCCATCGCGCTTCTTCTTGATCTTGATGACCTTCCAGCCACGGTTGCGCTCACGCAGCTCCACGATCCGCTGGGCGGTGTTCTCGGAGATGCCCTTGACCGACGAGAAGGGCGCCAGGATCGTCTTGTCGTTCGGAATGGTGTAGCGATGCGTGGACGTGTTGATGTCAGGCGGGAAGACCTCGATGCCGGCCTCTCGCGCATCCTTGACCAGACCGGGGAGCTTCTCCTCATCCACGATCGACATGCAGGCGGCGAAGTATTCGGCGGGGTAATGCACTCGCAGCCACATCGTCCAGTAGCTGATGATGGAGTATTCGACGGCGTGCGAACGGTTGAAACCGTAGCCCGCGAATGCCTCGATCTTGTCGAAGATTGCTCCTGCGGTGCGGTCATCCAGTGAAGACGTGGCTTTGCAGCCCTCGACCCACTTCTCGCGCATCTCCGCCATCTTGTCTTTGTCTTTCTTGCCCATCGCTTTTCGCAGATGGTCGGCTTCCGCTCTGGTGAAGCCCGCCAGATCGACGGCGACTTGCATGACCTGTTCCTGATAGACGATCACGCCGAAGGTTGCCTCGAGGGCCGCCTTCATGTTCGGGTGGTCGTAGCTCGGCTCTCTGATGCCTTGCTTGATGGCCACGTAGTCATCGAGCAGGCCCGAGTCCATCGGACCCGGTCGGTACAGGGCGGTTGCGGCAGTAATGTCCTCGAAGGTCAACTGCCCGCCCACCGCCAGGTCACGAAGGAGCTTTCGCATCCCTGGCGACTCGAACTGGAAGACGCCGGTTGTCTCGCCCTTACCGAAGGCGTCCATGACCTTGCTCTCCTCGAAGGGCAGCTTCAGGTAATCGACCTCGGTGCCATGCCTGTCCTTGATGTAGCCCTTCGCAATCTCCAGCACATCGAGCGTGGACAGGCCCAGAATATCCATCTTGACCAGGCCCCAGTCTTCGACGATCCGCTTGTCCCAGTTGACGACCGGCGCATCCGACCGCGTCTCGATCACGGCGCGGTTGACCAGCGGCTCGCCAGCAACGACAACACCGGCTGCGTGACGCCCGAAGGCACGCATCGCACCTTCGAGATTCAGGGCGTGCTTCCAGATTTCAGCGTGCTCGTCCTTGAACTTGTCGATCTCGGGCACCGCCTTCGCTGCTTCGGTCAACGTGAACGACTGACCATGCTCTTTAGGCACGAGCTTGGTAGCGGTCAGTTCAATGCCATTGAGACCGTACATGCGACCAGTGTCACGAAGCGCACTGGCGCTCGCAAGCGTCGAATAATTGCTGATGCCTGCGACACGGTCAGCACCGTACTTGGCGGTCAGGTACTCGATCACCAGATGACGCTTGGACGACATGAAGTCCAGGTCAGCGTCAGGCAAGTCGAGACGTTCGGGGTTGATGAAACGCTCGAAGAGGAGGTTGAACCGAATCGGGTCCACGTCCGTGATGCCGATCAGGTACGCAACGAGCGAGCCGCCGACAGAACCGCGACCGGGGCCAACGATGATGCCGTTGTTCTTCGCCCAGACGACGAGGTCTTCCACCAGAAGGAAGTAGCCCGCGAAGCCCATCTTCTTGAGAACGGCCATTTCATACGCAAGGCGGTCCTGGTAGACCTTCATTTCGGCCGGTGTGGGCCTGTGCCCAAGCACCTCGTCGGAGAAGCGACGCCTCCAGCCCTCGACGCACTTCTTACCCAGGGCCACGAACTCGTTGTCGGCCATCTTGGGCAGCGACACCGGCTGCTTCTTCCATTCGTAGGTGCATCGTCCGACCAACTGGTCGATGTTGGCCAGGCCCTCGACCCACAGCTGCGGTGACGCCACGCCATTGTAGGTGTTGACCCGCCCTGCCGCCTTCTTGACCCGCTCGACAAGGTGAGTGGGCTCGTGAATGAAGAAGTCCTTCACGTACTGCACGGACCGATACGCCACGTCCATCTTGGTGTTCGTGGTGATGCACTTGAGCACCTCCAGCGAATCTGCTGCGTCCGCGTTGCGGTAGAAGGTCGGATACGTGACCAGGGGTGGCATCGCCAGGTGACGAGCCGCCTCCAGCGCCTTGCTGTTCAGCGTGTCGAAGAGCGGCGTGTTGATCGGCGTGAGCTCCGAGTAGACGCCTTTGACGCCGAAGCGGTCCTGCAGCGCCTTGATGATTTCGTCGTGGTTCGGCAGGTGGTACAGGTTGAACAGGTCGCCAGTCGAGACGACCACATCCTCGAGCTCCAGCACTTCCTTGAGCCCTACCCTGGCGTGGTAGTAGAAGTAGTCCTCGCTGTACGCTTTGGACAGCAGTTTGAGCAGCGAAGTGATGCCTTTGTCAGCCGTGACATACACCTTCAGCATGAACATGGGGTTCGGCTTTTCGCGCTCGCCCGATGCCTTGCTCGGCTTGCGGTAGGTCGGGTCTTCGACGACACGGATTCGGCAACCGATCACGGGCTTGATGCCCGCCTTCTTCGCTCGATTGATGAAGTCCACCATGCCGTGCAGCGACATGGTATCCATCAAGGTGACGGACTCGTAGCCCTTCTCCTTCGCATCAGCCACCAGATGCTCGATCTGGAGCATCGACTCGCTGATGGAGAAATCTGACCTCGCGGCCAGCATGTGATTCAAATTCATTCATTCTCCTGTTCTGGAACGTAACGCTCCCAGATAACAATCCACTGCAAACCCTTGCCCACATTGACGTTGGTCGTAAACGGAATAATGACCGATGAACTCAGGCCGCTGGGTCCGTAGATCGAGCTGGCGCGATCGTTGATCGAGTGACTGTGGCTTTCGCTCGTCGTCACACACTTGATGTCCCGAAGCCTGAACCCAGAAACAGGCGGCGTCAGAATTTCAGGTGGCGACGGTCCGTAGTGCGTCTGTGTGCGGTACTCATACATTATCGCGCACCAGACTAGGGTGCAGCGAAACCCCTTCGGCTGTTTCGATGGCAATGTCGAATGCCACCAGTGCAGGCAAGATGATGTTGACGTGAGAGGCGGCGGTGCGCTCATCCCAGGGCTCCTTAGAGCCGAGGTTGGCCATGAACGCTTTCTTCAGCGTCTGCTTTGTGAGCGTGCCTTTGAGCAACAGGTCACACGTCACCGACTCGAAGTTTTGGCGAGCTTGTGAAGCGAACGGGTTGGTGCCGGCAGCAAGGTCTGTCTTCATCTTCTCGACCATGCCGTGCTTGCACCACTTGGTTGCCAACTCACGCGGCTTCTTGCTGAGAATGCCGTCAACGATCGCCTTGTGATGCTCGGGCACCGCATGCTCGGCTCGAGGCTCGCGCTCGACCTTGCGCTCGACCTTCTCCTGCGGCTTCTTGATCGAAGGCAAAAACTTCGACATGTCGATCTTTGGCGGGTCATCTTGAGGCTTGGCTCGCTCGATCGTCACCGACTTGGCCATTCTGTGCTTGGCCAGAATGTCCTCGATGTTGATCTTGTCGCGCAGTGCCTGCAGCGTCTGCATACAGGCGACCGAACATGCGTCGAACGCCGGACACGCCTGGCAAACCTGCGAGTCGTGGCTGAACACGCTCGGCGCGGCGTAGCACCCTGGGGCGGATGCGTTGATGTGGGTGTCAGTGGATTCCATGTCAGGCTCCTACGAACTGCTTCAAATCCGAATACTTGAGCTTGTCGATCTCCTTCAGCGCGGTGTTGATTTCGTACTGACTGGCGTCCGAAATCATTCGCACGAAGTTGGCGACGTAGCGCGGCGAAAGCTGGACCATGTTGCGCGTGTTGTAGCCGAGTGACCGACCGAACTCGGCGTTGATGCGTGCCTTCTCAATCTCACTGACCACCTCCTTTGGAGGGCTGATGGTCCAGGTGAGAATGAGCGACGCCAGTGGCGACAGCGACTTGGCGATGTGCTCGATCATCTGGCCGACTGCGTAGTGCCCTTCGGGCGTGTCGTAGTCCTGCCAGAGCACTTCCTCGAGGTTGTAGTCATCCTCGCCGGCGCTGTTCATGTCGTCGATGGACGTGTATCGCATCCGGTCGTCGATCAGAGCCTGAGCCCAGCTGTTGAGCCGGTTGTACGCAGCCATGAAGTAGTACGTGGAGAACTTGAATCCTCTGGACTCATCGAACCCGTCGCATGCCTTCAGAAAGACCACGCTCATCTCCTGAAACACGTCCTCATAGTCGATGGTCACACGCGCCGCGAGGAGCCGGGTGTAGCCCTTCCTCGAGACGCTGTGGACCAACCCGACATTGGCCTTGTAGAAATCGGCCTTGTTCATTCGATCAGGCGCCGAAGATGCGTTGAGCCAGGCCATCGACGACCTCGCGATCGACTTTGGACAGCTTGTTGGTGAACGCCAGCGTGACGCCCTTGCGGAACGAGGCGCGCATCAGACCGATTCGTGCGGCGTAGATCAACGTACGCGGCGAAATCACATCGCTGATCTTGGCGCCGTCATACGCATCACGCACCAGCGTGGCGAACTCGACCAGCTTGTCGGCGTCCTCCTTGTTCAGACCCACTTGGTTCTGAAGAATCTGGCTCTCGGCGGTCTTCTTCATGTACTTCTTGTGGATGACCATGCCGAAGCGGTCGTAGTTGGCGGAGTTCTGCAGGTTGGTGCCCTGGTACAGACCCGTCTCGTCGCCCGAGCCGTTGGTGTTGCCGGTCGCGCAGAAGCGGAAGTTCGGGTGCGGCTTGATGATGCGGTTCTCGGCGTCAGCCTCCTTAATCATCAGTGACTTACCCTCGAGGACAGCCTGATAGACCGACAGCACGGACGGCAGCGCGAAGTCGTATTCGTCGGCGACGTACATCCAGCCGTTTTGCATCGCCATCGGCAGCGGTCCGAGTTCGAAGACGGTCTGACCGCCCTTGACCGTCCACTGACCGACGATGTGCGACTCTTCCGTGTTGACCGTGTGCTGGACGCGAATCATCGGGCGGTTGGTCCGTGCGGCGATCTGCTCGAAGAGCTCCGTCTTGCCGGCACCCTTGTGGCCCCAGACGTAGCACGGAATCTTCATTTCGATGGCCAGGACCACGTCCTTGAGTTCGTCAATGTCGTAGACATAGTTGTCCGAAATGGCGGGCACATAGTCGCTCCACTCGTGGTTGGCGACAGTGCTGATCGGGATCGGTTCGCCACGCGAGTTGAGCGCGGCCTTGACGCGACCCAGGTTGAACAGCTCGTTGAACGCCTTCTTGATGACGCCGCCCTTCGGGATCAGGGCAGACGCGGCAGCAGCTTCCGGCTCGGTGGCCATTGCGACCTTGGTTTCCTCGCCAGTTGCGGCGCGCTCAGCTTGCTTTTCGGCGAGCTTGCGCTTGGCGAGCTCCGACAGCAGCGGTGCGTGAGGGTACTTCTCGGCATACGCCTCGATGGTCAGTTCGGGGTGGGCGTCACGCAGGTGCAGCTGGATGGCGTGAACCTGAGCTCCACAAATGGAGCAGGTGATTTTGGCGTCAGACATGAGACTCTCCTAGAGGGTGTTGAAAATCAACGGGTTACAAAAATTTGCGATGTTTGTATGGTAAGCACTGCGGGGCGGAGAGGCAAGTCACGGGTGACTTGGCCTCTCGATCTGCCCATCAAGTCATCAGCAGGTGGCGCAGTTCTTTGATGACGGCTGCCGGCAAGTCCTCGACCGAGTTGAGGATGAGGTACTTCGGATAGAAGCGCTCCACCGCATTCGACTCGATGCCGATACCGACGACCTTGATGCCGCTGTTGGACACATCCTTGACCACGCGGGTCAAGTGCTGCTCCAGGTCGCCACGCGAGCCTGCAGCGGCGGGGTAGCCGTCAGACAGCACGATCATGATCTTGCCAGCCTCCTTGCGAGCCAGCAGACGACGAGCGGCAATCTCGACAGACTCGCCATCGACGTTGCTCCGCAGAATGCGCGTGTTGGGCAGCCAGGCGAAGCGGTCACGCACGGTGGCGCACATCTTCTCCTCGTAGCCCTTGAGGATCGGCATGTACAGACCCTCGACGCGAGAAAAGCGCACGCCATGTTTGGCCTGCTGATCGCGCAGGTCATTGACCGCCGATGCGCCGAGCTCCTTCGTGGTGAAGCAGATAACCTCATTCTTGATGTTGAGGCGATCCAGAACCGACGACAGCGCATACGCAGCCTGACTGGCGGTATGAATCTTCGAGCCGCCCATCGAGCCGGAGGCATCGACGACCAGTTCGACGGCTACGTCCTTGCTGCGTGACTCGTGCTTGCGGCTGAAGACCCGATCGTCATTCAGCGCCAGGCGCGACAGGTTGGCGGAATGCAGTCGGCCAGAGCGATGGCCGTGTGAACGAGTCGCCAGCGACCGAGCAGCAACGGCACGCTCCAGGTCTTTCTGCAGCGGCGCGACCATGTGATCGACCTTCTCCATCAGCTTCTTGCTCATCGACGCCTCGAAGCCCGAGCCGATCGGCAGCTTCTCGATCAGGTCGTGGTCCTTCGTAAACGGCATGTAGTCAGCGTTCATCGCGGACTTGAGCGTACTGTCCGTGATGAGGCGCGACATGGTTTCGTCGAAGTCGTTCTTGTCGTCCTTGTTCAGAGGCGCCCAGATCGGCTCGTCGTTGTTGATTTCGCTCTCTTCCTCGCCGGAGATGGGGCCGGTTTCAGGCTCTTCGTCAGTGCCTTCGGCGTCGCCCGTGTACTCGTCTTCTTCCGTCTCGGGCTCGGCGTCCTTCACGTCACCCTCCTCGTCATCGTCTTCGGGTTCGGGCTCGCCGGAGGTGTCATCCTCGTCTTCGGATTTTTCCTCGTCCTTGTCGTCTTTCTCGCCCTCGTCATCCTTGCCGTCAGACCCTTTGGCGTCGTCGTCTTTTTCGTCCTCGTCGCCCTTCTCAGGCTTGCTCTCGGACTTCTTCGACTCGCCCTTCTCCTCGTCGTCGCTCTCGCCGCTGCCGGACGGTTCTTCCTTGTCCTCCGACTTCTCGGGCTTGTCAGACTTTCCGGCCTTGCCCTTCGACTTGCCCTTCTTACCCTTGCCGGTGCTGCCTTCACCGTCACCCTCGCCCTCTTCAGACGAGTCCTTGCCCTTCTTCTTGCCCGAGCCTTTGTTGCCTTCAGTCAGGCGCTTGACGATTTCTTCGGCAAGGGTCATGCAGTCGGCGGTCGATGTAGCGCCCTCGATCTGCGGCTGCAGGTCTTTGATGCGCTCGAGGATGGGCTCGACCTTGGTCCAGTGGTCTTTCATGAACTCCTTGAAGACCTGCTGGCCCGACAGTGCTCGAATCATCGGCACCATCAGCGTGTTCATCACGCCTTGAGCATCGCCCGCTGCAGCTTTTTCCTTCATGCGCGGAACGACAAACTTGTCCAGGTAGAACTTGCCAGTCACCGACAGGTTGTACGCCGAGCCCTGAAAGCGTTTTGCCATTTCACGTTCGATGCGGGGGTCTTCCAGCGCATTGAGCATGAAACCAACTTGATCGCCTTTAGCATTCGCTTTGGCCATCAGCGGGAACTCGGTGAACAGGATGTGTGCAACCTCGTGGTCGAGAAAGCCTTGAATGGCCTGGCACAGCTCCTCGGTTGCGTTGTCGGGCAGGTACGGCAGATTGACGAGTACCGGCTGGCCCGTGTGGTCAGCTTTGACGTAGGCGTTGACGCCCTGCTGAGTGACCTTGATGCCCTTGCCAGACAGCATCTGGGTGATCTTCACGACTGACTCGCGAAGGATGAAGACACGATCGTTTTTCACTGACTCTCCTTATGTCATGAGTGACTGATAATGCATTGTCATCGACCGAAGTAGGGAGAGCAATGCTTTGCGTAGGGAACTTGAATGGGCGCCCGAAGGCGCCCAGGTCGGTCAGAGCGACAGCCGAGCGGCACGTCCGCTCATCGTACTGACCAGACACATCGGCCCACGGTAGACGTGTACGCCAATGTGCAGTAGAGTGGTGCCGAGGTCCAAGACCTGCCTGACCTCCAGGTGCTCCAGCGTGTCCGCGAGCTCCTGCACCGAAATCTCATCAACTTCTGGAAATAGACTCCAGCTCGACATATATGTCCTTGTCTTGTTTCTATTGGTTGATTTTAGTCACTCGTGAAGCGGAACCTTTGGGCGTTTCACCTCCATTTGTTGTTTCCCGGTAGGGCAATCAGTCAGCACGTACTGTTCTAATTTGTATACTCAGTTCGTACTTAACCTCAACTCATAGGAACTGTCATGGTTACGAAGGCTGTCCGAGTGACGCCCGCGAATGCCAACAAACCCCGCAACGTCGCCGAATACATCAGCTGGCAGATTCAGCTTTGCGGAAAACCACAAACGGAAATTGCTCAACAGGCTGGTTTTGACAAGCCAAATGTCATCACCATGATTAAGCAGGGGAAGACGAAAGTTCCTCTCAACAAGATTGGCAGCATGGCCAAGGCGCTGGAGATTGACCCCGTCTTCTTCATGCGGATTTGCCTGAACGAGTACCTTCCCGATCTGGCAGAGACGATCGAGAAGATCACGAATCAGCCGATCATCACCAACAACGAGTTGGAGTTCATCAACGTCATCCGATCCAGCAAGGTGGTCAACCCGAAGCTGCGGAACGACGCCGAGAAGAAGAAGCTGCGCGAGTTCGTGGACACGCTCAAAGCCGATAACGAAACGAACTGACACCGTTTTCTCCACATGAGGCGCCTTCGGGCGCCTTTTTTGTGCAGCGCAATTACACCGCCAAGCTCTGCCGTAGACAACGCACCGCGACCCACCGCCGACGAGCGGTCGCTTTCGTGCCTTTCTAGAAACACTACCCTGGGTGAACACCCCGTTTTGTTGGTAAATCTGCCGCACAAGCCAGCGGACTCTTGTGTTCTTCCTGCCGTTCATCCTACTATGGCACACCTCACTACTGACTTACTGCTCCTTCAAAAATGGAACGCCTGATTGCACTTGAGGATGTCGAAGCCCAAGTCAGCCTGAAGAAATCGACCCTGTACGGATTGATCGCCGTAGGTCAATTCCCTGCGCCGATCAAGGTTGGGCGAGCAAGTCGCTGGCTGTCGAGCGAGATTCAGTCGTGGATCGACGAGCGCGCCAGGCAAAGAAGTAGTCCCACGGCTGCTGTAAGTCAGTCCTGAGTGCGTCGAGATAGTCTGCCCACGCCTGCATCATGGCGATGCGGCTGTCGAGGTACTCGGCACGGTTGTAGGCGCGGTCCGTCTTGTCGTCTATGTCATGCGCCAGTTGCTTCTTCGTCACCTTCGACTCGAAGCCACCTTCCTCGAGCAGCGTTCTGGCCGAGGCTCGAAAGCCATGACAGGTCTGCTTGCCCTTGAAGCCGATGCGCTCCAGGTTGTCGTTGAGAGTGTTCTCGGACAGCGGCATGCCCTTCTTGGCGCCAGGAAAGACAAGCCCCTGGTGGCCCGTGACGGTCTTCCAGTTCCGCAGCAGCGTGACCGCCTGCGCGGACAGTGGCACAAGGTACTCACGACCCTTCTTCATCAGGTAGTGCGGCACCTCCCACATGGCGCCATCAAGATCGAAGTGCTCCCATCGAGCGGTTCTGAGGTTTTGGGGCCGTACCCAAACCATCGTCTGAAGACGTAGCGCCATCACGGCGATCGAGCCAGGCTCCCGATCGAGCCGCAGCAGCAGCTCCCTGAACTCGGCTGGCCTGGTGATGGCCGCATGGTGGCGCTCGACGTGCGCCTTGAACTCGCGGCGCCTGACATTGCCGGCCGGACTTGCCTTGACGTACCGCTGATCGACGGCGAATTGCAGGGCGCGAACAAGGATGTCCCGAACGCGGGTCAGCATGTAGTGCGCGCCTCGAGCCTCAACTTTCTGAAGAACGGATCGAATGTCATCCTCGGTGAGCTCCGTGATGCGCTTGGCGCCACACTCGGCAAGGATGTTGGCTTTGGCCGCCTGGTCGTAGTCGGAGTAGTGCCGCGAGCTCCAGCTGTGCTTGTGGTGCTCGAGCCATTCGGAGATGACTTCCGCGACTGTCTTGGCGGCCTTGGTTTCCTGGCGCTCTCGTCGGCGCTCCTCCACCGGATCACGACCAAGCTGCACGAGCGTCCTGGCGGCTTCAGCCAGAGTTCGTGCCGTACTCAGCTTTACGGTGGGGTACGTGCCCATCGAGTAGGTCTTGCGGACGCCCTTGAGGGTGTAGTCCAGCTGCCAGGACATGCCGCCTGATCCGCGCACGACGAGAAACAACCCCTCGCCATCCGAAATCTTGGTGATTGACTTGTCGCTGGCCTGTGCTTCCTTGATGCGCTTCTCCAGCTCCTTCTGGGACAGTTCGTGCAGGGCCATGTGGTAACGAGCCGTGGTTACTTGGACGTGCTGCGCGGTAACGGCAGCGTCAGCAGATGCAGTTTCGGGACGTTACCACAGGGTTTACCGCGCCGATCGCTGGAAGTCGGCGCACCTCGGCGGACGAGGCTGGAAAAGAAAAAGGCCCAAGTCGTTGATTACTGGGGCCTTTTTGCGATCCGCTGGACGCTGGTGGAGGTCTGCGGAGGTCTTGCTGGCGGAGAGGGTGGGATTCGAACCGCTAGTATTGATGCGGGTTTCGGGGCAGTTTCCTGCCCGCTACCACGTTCATTACCGCAGCAGAAACTTGCTTGGATCGTAGGCTTGTTGAGCCAGGTCTTCGACCACTGCGTCGATGTTGGACTCGTTGAAGTTGGTCAGCCAGGTGTCGCACACCGGCCCGACATCCTCTGCCCAATGACACTCGTCCTTGAGCATCACGCCCAGGCGCTTGCTGTAGGTTTCGATGACGTTCTTGGCCGCCTCGCCGCCCTTGCCGATGGCCAGGGAGAAGTCGCCCAGCATGCGCTCCAGGAATCGACGGGCGATCACCTCGCCAGGGTTGTCGATGAAGACCGAGTGCAGGTTCCACGAGTGCAGGTGGCAATACTCGCGAATCTGCAGCAGGCCTTCCGGCTCGACGATCACCACGATGGGCTTGTCTTCGGCCGCGACCCGCTCGATCTCCTGAGCCGAGACGCCGTAGAAGTTGTTGTTGAAGTGGACCGTCTCCACGAAAAAGCCGGTGTCGCGCAGCCGCTTGAACTCCGACTTGTCGATGAAGTGGTACGCCTTGCCATTTTCCTCGCCAGCTCGAGGCTCGCGGGTGGTATGGGAGATCACCTGCACGAAGCCCTCTTCCTTCAGGCGCTTCTCCAGCGTTGTCTTGCCGGCGCATGACGGGCCGGTGAGCGATACGATGAACGGGGTCATTCCTTGTTCTCCAGTTTTTTGGTCAGCACTTGCAGAAGGTCCGTCATCGCAAAGAGCGGAACCTCCTGGCCATTGCGGTCGATCATTCGAACCAAGCCACCGATCGGAGCCGGAGAAACTTCCGTCGTCCAGGGAAAGGTGGCTTGCAACTCCTTGAATTGTTGTTCAGTCATGACTTATGCTTTGTCGTCACGGAAGCGCTTGAAGCGCGGGTGGCGCAGCGACCCATCGGGCGTGACCTCGTGGTACTCCACTTCGATCATGCGTCCGACAATCAGGTCGGGGTCTTCGTTGCGGAGCTCGTCCGACAGACCCGAGCCCACGTTCACAGGTACGCCCTTGTGGTCCACGATCAGCGCGCCGATCATGCCCTCGTACTTGCCCGTGCCCTGCTCCCAGCCGGTCACGAACAGGTCCAGCGTCTCTTCGGCCTTGATCTTCATCCAGGCGTGGTTGCGCTTGCGCCAATACTTCGCTTGCGGCTCCTTGATGATGAGCCCTTCGAGTCCGGAGGCACGGACCGACTGGTACAGGTTGTGAATCTCATCCACGCTGGAGACGAGGTAGCGAGGCAGCAGCTTGAGCGGCCCGCCGCTCACGGTCTTGAACAGGTCTTCCAGAACCTGACGACGAACGGCGTAGGCGGTTGCACTGCCCTCCTTCGTGTCTTTGTGGAAGAGCGACTGCGGCAGCACGTCGAAGACGTTGAACACGGCGTCGGTGGCCTGTTCGTCCTTCTTGCGAGCCACCGAGACGGTGTTGTTGAACGAGCCGCTGGTAATCTCGCCGTCGAAGACCAAGTGGAAGGAGTCGCACCCGAGAAGACTGCCGAAATACTCGGCGTCACCATCATCGTTGCCTGTCTCGTTTCGAATGTCGGCTCGGAAGTTGTCCACCAGATTGAGCAGTGGGTCTTTCAGGTGGTCGAAGGTCGTGAACTCCTTGCCAGAGCGACTGAAGAACTTGACCGCCAGCTCGCTGATGTCCACAAACGCCAGAACGCGCACGCCGTCGAGCTTGGGCTCGGCAACAACCGGCCAGCCCTTGACGCGAGACGCCTCGAAGGGATGGGCCAGCATGCAGTCGAAGGTCGGAATCAAGCCAGGGATGGCTTTGTTGACGGTCGATTCGCTGAAGCCAGCGCGAAGGTCTTTGCTGACGATGCGCCACAGCAGTTCGGCCGACTTGGCGGTCAGACGCGACATTTCGGAGACGAGCGTGTCGCGTGCCAGGTTGCCGGTCAGATTGCGGGTCCGCAGGTTTTCCAGCAGGTGCCAGGTGTCGCTGTTGAACGTGCCATTGCCGCCCGAACGATGCGTATCCGGACGTTTGGCGATGCCGTAGGTCTTGAAGGGGTTGAGCGCCGCTTCCAGAACGTCCTGGAAGCCCTCCAGCTCCGCAGAAGCCCGAATCATGTCTTCCTTTGCGGTCTTGCTGGAGGTCGCTGCAATCGCCTCAATTTTCTCGAGGATCAGATCGGAACTCACGCTTCGCCTTCCTTGATCTTCTTGACCATGCGCTCGTACGATTCAATGGCAAAGTCCCCCATCGAGTCGATGGCCTCTTTTGCCGTGCGAAGCACCAGTTCGCGAGGCAGGTCCGATGCTGCGATCAGAGCGGCGACGAAGGTGACGTACGAGGCGCACAAAGCGCTGGCCAGGGCAGGTGGGGCAATGCCGGCCTCGTTCAGCGAACGCTGGGTTTCGACCAACGCCTGCATGGCCTTGTCGAAGTGCTCGTCCAGCTGCTTCTTGGTTTCAGGCGTGATTTGTTCGTCATTCATGACTTAGGCTCCGTTTGTTGAAGATGTGCCCGCATGCATCCGTGCAATGTCCAGCAAGGACACAGGCTTCGTCGAAGGTTGCGGCGCACTGACCTTCGGCTCGGGGTTGGGTTGGTCGCTCGCCTCTTTGATGGCGGCGTTGATCGCTGCGGCATACCCGTCGGTGGGCATGTCCATGAGACGGTCGTCGGATTTGACAGCAGGTTTGGGTTCGGGCTTCTTGACTGCCGGTGCTGTGACGGTCGGAGCCGCCTTTGTGGGCCGGAAGCTGGTCGTAACCTGACCGAACTGCTTGTCCATTTCCTCGCGCAGCAGTGCCCGATCGACGTAGTACAGCGCCTTGCCGGCCGTCTGTTCCTCGGTTTGCATGCTGATTGCGGGGCATGACTTGCCGCTGATTGCCTTCTCGCACTCGGGATACGAGGACAGGGCCTTGTCGCGCTCGTACGCCTTGAGCTTGTTCAGGCAGACGCAGTAGCCTGGGGTGTAGCCCACAGCCTTGCAGCCCTTGACGGTGAATGTGTTGGTGCCCGCCGCCGACTGCTCGGGCGGGTAGATCGACTGTCGGTCGCGAACGGCCTGTTCGATACTGTCAAAAATCGACATGGATACTCCTTACCAAGAGCCCCACAGGGGGCGAATCGCCGAAGCTCGTTTCTGATCCAGAATCTGCTTCAGCACTGACTGAAGTTTATAGCGCGAGTGCAGGGTTTGAAAGCGGTCATCGACGATCGCCTGCAAGGTTCCCTGAACTTGCCCGATCATGTGCATGCGGATGGTTTCTTGCATCTGGGGCGGCAGTCGGTCGAACACCTCCTTGTAGTCGCTCACCAGCTTCCCCACGTCTCGCCGCGATCGGGTTCGGGCTGCGGCTCCTCGACGACAACCTCGTCATCATCATCGTCGTCCGGATTTGCAGCACCCAAGCTCAGTCCGAGCACTTCCCTGATTCGCGTACCGTTCGGGCCGTAGTGCATCGACAGAGTGTTGCCAAAGTCTGTCTCGCTTGCGAAAGACAAGCCGCCTCGAGTGTGCAAAGCGCCTGCCGCATCGGGCTTGGTGGCGCTGTAGCCCCTGCCCTGCTTCTCGCGAATGACCTTATCCGCCGCTACGTCGAGTCGCTGTGCCGTCGAGAACTCCTCGACCTTGATTTCTCCACCGCGTACTCTGGCCGCAGCTTTACCCCATCGCTTGACGAGGATGAATTTTCTGGCGTCGGCGTTGTACAGCTGGACAACTTCGTAGAACTTTGTCCCGCCTTCGTGCATCAAAAATGTGGCGCTATGTGTAAGTGATGTGGTCATAAACTTCCATTGACAAATCGTCGTTGAGTGAATTGTAGAAACCGAGTTGCGGGGTCACAACACGGCGAAGTCATCGACCCATACAGAGCAGCTTGATCTTCGCGGCCGTGGTAGGTGACAGCACCTCCGCCTTCCAGAACGCCTGGCGCACGACCTCTGGCGCGACCTCGTTCGGGTCTTTGTCTTTCGGCAGGAATGCGATACGGGCCACAAGACCTGCGCCGCGCACCATGAGCGCCGCCTTCACGGCATCCTGGGTCGCTTTCTTCTCGCCGTCCCACATGAATGTCACTTCGCGCAGGCCATGCTCCTTGAGCTTGATGAGCTTGGAGAGCTGGCTGTTCTCGGAGCCTTCCGACAGGTGCTTGCCGAAGCTGCCAACCGGCACAACGTCTCGAAGCGCCGAATCTCCGTCGAGGGCGATCTTGAGCGCCATTACGTCGAACGCGCCCTCCCCTACGACGATGCGCTTGGCGCCGATCGCGTTCTGCCCGTTGTACAGATACGAGCCTGTCGATGCGAAGCCAGGTGGGAAGAGGTACTTTTTGTCAGCCGTACCTGTGATGTCCCGACCCTGGAACGACACGAACGTGCCGTCGATGTCGTAGATCGGAATGAGGATGCGGTCCGCGTAGCTCTGACGCATCTTGCGGCCGTAGTCGTCCAGGTACTCGAAGACGCCGCGCTTGGAGAAGCGCAGACGGAAGTACCGAGCAATCTCGCCAGTGATGCCGCGATTCTCCAGGTACTTCAGATTCTTCTCGCCAATGGGCAGCTCGTAGCTCTCAGGTAGATGGAGCTCCGCGTCATGCTGGACGGCCGCCGTATGCCGAATCCGAGGCTGCCAGCCCTGTTCGGCCGCAACCTCCTTGACATGCTCGATCACTTGCCTGGTGGTCGCCGTACCCAGGTGGGCCTGGATAAACTTCCACTTGTTGAACTTGACCTCGCAATCGCCGGAGAAGCAGTTGCCCAGCCCTGTCTCGGCGTTCAGGTAGACCTTCCAGTTCGAACCGCCGCAGCAGGGGCACTCCTTGATGTTCAGCTGCGTGCCACGTGAGCCTCGAGTCACCTTGTACTTGACGCCCTCACGATCGAGCCATGACTCCATGTCGATCGTTTCGAGCGCTTCCTGGAGTTCTTCATTGCGACTCATCGACAGCCTCCCTGTCGGTGTCGGTGCTGCCGCACTGAGAACATTCCAGCGCTTCGGCACCGAGGGGCCAAACCGCAACCCACTTGTGGCCGCAGTTCAGACACTCGGCGTGGCCGTGCATGTATGGAGCGATCGACTCATCCATCACTCTCTCCGAATGATGGATTCGATGAACTTCATCTTCGCAATGTCCTGCTTGATGAACAGCGTGAAGCCCGACTCCTGGTTGCGGCTGGCCGCGAAGTACAGACGAGCCTCGCCCTTCGATCGCTCCTCGTCGGTGATGTTGATGGAGATCATCAGATCGACCGTCCGCACCTTGTTGAAGTCTTCGGCGACGTGTTCAGCCTTCGCGACGGTGGCCTTGTAGCCCTCGCGGTTGGTCTGCGTGGCCGTCAGCATCGCAACGTCCTTCTGCTGTGCGATGGCCCGCAGGTCCACGTACACGGACTTGCTGTTCTCGATCACATCGTTGTAGCGGAAGTTCGGAGCCATGATGTCCGCGTAGTCCACGACGACCAGATCGAACTTCAGACCTTTGGCCTCGTAGCGATCCAGTAGCGCCCGCAGCTGGTTCGGCGTGAACGTACCGGACGGGAACTCGTGAATCTTGAACGCACCGCTGCTGGCCTCCATCGCGCTGACCTTGGACTCAACATCACGAATGTGCTTGCCGAGCTCCTTCATCATCGTGTCGCTGATGGATGCGTCGAGACGATCGGAGATGATCTTCGCGCTCACTTCGAGGGTGATGTAGAGTACGTTGAACTTGGCCAGCGCCGCAGCTTTCGCAAAGCCGATCAGCGCGGTGGTCTTGCCCGCTTTCGCACCGCCCATGATGGTTGCGAGCTCCTTGCGGCCCCATCCCCGGTGGTAGAGGATTTCGTCGAGCTTCAGATGCCCAGTCGTGATGCCTCGAGGCGGCCTGGTGCCTGACGCATCATCCAGTCGCTCGGAGGTGCGAAGACTGATGTTGGAGAAGTAGTCGTATGCGCCGCCGTCTTCGTTGATGCCGACCTCGACCGCCTCCTTGATGTACTTCTCAACCTTGTCGAACTCGCCGCGCTCGACGAGCTCCACCGATTTGAGAATGGCGGCAGTGGTGGCCTGGTGCCGTGCGAACTCGACGATCCGCTCCTCGACATACTCGCGCCCAGTCACATCGTCGTGCAGGTACACCCGCTTGAACGCCTCCTGCACCAGAGGGATTGCGTCCTTCTTGATGATGTTCGCGGCGCGGGACTTCTTGACAATGTCGGCCATGACGACCTTGTCGGGCAGTCCCCGATTGCGCTGGTAGTAGCTCATGGCCAGCTTGACCAGAATCGCTACGCCAGCGTCCTCGAAGTATTGCGGCTTGACGAGGTGGCCGACCCGATTCGCGAAGTCGATGCTTCGGCAGGCCAGCGTAGCGACTCGAGTCTGGAAGTCGCTATCGAAGTCGAACTTGCCCGTGCTGTCTTCCAGCACGGTTTCGCTCGGTGTTGCAGGGGGTGTTGGTGTCGTTTCGGCCTCAAAAGCGCGGCCGATCATTTCAGCGGTAGACGACTCCGCAATACTGGTGGCGTCCGTCATACATCAGGCTGCCTTGTTCGGTTGGTCTGCGGGGTCGGTCCAGAAGCACTCGAAGGCGTGCTTGAAGTAGACGTAGGTCTGGTAGCTGCCATCGGGTCTGTCCACCTTCACCGACACGGTGAACTTGTCGGCGGTCTTCACGGTGCCCTTGATGACAGAGCCGTCGGCGACCATCTTGAAGCTGACGACGGCCTGGGCTGTCTCCAGGGCTTTCAAGAACGCTTCGTGGCCGGATGGTCCCGCTTTGGGCTTCTTGAATCGCTTCTGGGGTTGGTTGATAAATTCGGACATATGTTCTCCGTTGTTGATTGCTGATACCGTTCGATTATAGGTCAGGGCTGACTTACCTTTGAACCGCTTCTGCGATTGCCTGGTCAAGCACCCGCTGCTCGAATGCCTGGATTGCCGCCTCGATGCGAAGTGAACCTTCCACATAGAGCGCGGCATGAAGTGCGTACTGTGGATGCCGCCTGGTCTTGATCTGCTCGACGAGCCAACGTTCCCAGTCGAGCTGGTCGATGTGCCCGATGAAGTTGACCGCCTTGTAGCGCGTGTCTCGCGTCCACTGAATCTTGGCCGCGCACTCGTCTTCCCAGGCGAGCATCACATCGGTGATGAGGTCGGCGTTGGCGCCGATGTGGGCAGGGCGCGGAGGTTGCCGGTATCCGTTGGAGATGTACCAGTCCATCGCATGCCGCAGAAAGAAGTCGTAGCGCATGCCCAGACCGTCGATCAGCTGCCGTAGCCTCCAGAACGACTTGCGCTCGTGAGCCTGCATGCAGTCCATGCCCTTGAACGCCCGCATGTAGCGCCCGCTGCGGTCCTTCATGACGACCATGCAGTCCTGGTATGCGCGGTTGAATTCGTGAGCCAGCAAGTACGTGGCTTTGGTGGGGTGCATCCGACGATAGTCGAACCACTTCGAGCGCATCAGAGCTGCCTCTTTTTTGAGCAAGCCGTCGTCGATGTGCTGCAGAGCAAGGAGTTCCGCGTGCAGGAAGTCCAGGTCGTGCCCGTAGAAGTAGCCGAACCAGTCGGAGTAGCGGGGAATGTCGGGAACCGACGCCTTGAATGTTTCAGTCATAACTGACCGAAGTATAAGAAGATATATAGAAAGCCCGCGAGTTTCCCGCAGGCTTCCCGCATCAACCGATTCGTGGAGGGTCGATCGTCGGCTCGTCGTACGCCTTGACGATCTCACCCACCAGACCGGAGCGAACCACGTCGTCCTTCGTGAAGCGAACGTGCTTGACGCTCGGAATGAACGACAGTCGGTTGACTGCGTCCTCGAGTCCCGATTTCCCGCTGATGTCCTTCTGACTCATGTCGCCGTTGACGACGACCTTGCAGTTCTGGCCAATGCGGGTGAGAAACATCTTCATCTGCATCGGGGAGGTGTTCTGCCCTTCGTCGAGGATCACGTAGGCGTTCTTGAACGTACGCCCGCGCATGTAGGCAAGCGGTGCTGCTTCGATTCGGCCTGTCTTGATGAGGTACTCCACGAAGCTCTTGCCCAGGCGTTCGTTCAGCACGTCGCGGAAGGGCTGCAGGAACGGGTCAAACTTGTCTTCAAGCTCGCCAGGCAGGAAGCCCAGGGACTCACCTGCTTCGACTGCAGGACGGGTGATGATGATCTTGTCGATGACGCCCTGGTCGAGAGCCTGGGCAGCGAGTGCGCCGCACAGCCAGGTCTTGCCGGTGCCGGCGGGGCCGGTGGCAAACACCAGCTCGAAGTTCTTGATGGCGCCGATGTAGCGCTTCTGGGATTCTGTCTTCGCCTCGATGGGTGAACGATCGACCTTCTCCGCTCGGCGGTTGAAGAACTCGAAGCTCTCCTGTGATTCGGCGCCGATTGGCCCCTGACTCTTGTTCGTGCGCCGTGGGGCGCGTTTGGAAGTGGCTGGGGCTTTTGCTTTTGCCATCGAGTGCTGCCTTTCAAGTGATGCAGCCACAACTATACCTCAGTCAGTCGTGACTGCCCATATAAGGTCAGCGAATTCTTGGTGGGATCGCTGCATCGACCTCGTGCGGCTCACGGTGATACCACTTGCCGCCCGCCACTGCGAAGTCGGTGACGGAGATGTAGTCGAACGCAGTGGAGCGCGTGTGCGTGTCTACGTTGATGAGCGCGAAGCCGTTGTGCCAACGCTCGCCTTCGCAGTATGAAGCCGACCGCCTGTGACCTGCGCCGAGTTGGTGCCACTCGTATGCGCCGTAGACGGGATTGAACTCGCTCCACACCTGATGCCGATGGTGGTGCCCGTTAATGCCAGGCAAGCCCATCGAGCGAGCGTGCGGGAAGTGATGGCACAGCACCGTGTCGAAGTAGACCTTGTAGTTGCTGGCAAGCTCCTTCTCGAAGTCGCGCTTAGTAAATGCAGCCAGGTCAGCTTTGGCGATGTAGTTGATCTCGAACTGCTCAAGGCCCAAGAGCTTTGCGACCGTGAAGCCATGCAGGTCTGAGAGCACTGCGCGCAGCGCCGGCGTGGCATCCGCCAGCTGACGCAGCAGTCGCGCCTCATGGTTGCCTTCGATGAAGTCGATCTGGGCATCGGGGCACACGTCACGCAGCGGCGCAAGGATGTGCTCATGCGCGAACTTGATGCGACCCACCACATCCCACTCACGCGGATCGACGCCGTACTTGCCGAACTCGGGCAGGTCAAATATGTCGCCGGCCAGGACGATCACGTCAGGCTGGACACGCTCGGCGGTGTCGATCAGCACTCGCAGGTAGAACGGGTCGATCTCGATGTCGTGGAGGTCCGAGCAGGCCAGGATCGTCTTGAAGCGGTTCTGGTTGTCGCGGATGTACTTGTCCGCCCAGTCGGCTCGTTCGATGTTCATGGCGCGGTAGTGATCCACCGACGCATGCTTGGCGATTGCACGCTCGTGGGCGTGCTGCTGACGGGAGAGCTTGATGCCGGCCTGGCGCTTGAACTCTTCGAAGGTGCCGAAGTAGCGGTTCCAGGTGGACTCGGAGATGGCGCTGTGGTTGCGGAAGTAGTTGCGGGTGACGACCTTCTCGGGGTCGATCTCGGCAATGCGTCGCAGTTCCGCGACACACTCTTCCGGACCCCAGTGCTCCATGAATTTGGAGCTGTCCTCGCTCATTGGGACATCGCCCGTTGGGGCGCGGTTCACGAGCTTGGGGCCGGCGGGGTTGTTCTTGAAGGTTGATCGAATGAAGCCCGCCTTGTTGCGGACCGTCTTGATTGAGATGCCCAGAACCTTGGCCACGTCGGCGATGGTTGGGTATTTGTCCAGGTCGTTGTAGACCTCGATGAACTGGTCAATATCGCTTGTTGCGGACATGCGCCCTACTCCTTGAGGGCTGCCGCCCTTGAACATGGGCGACTGGGTCGCCCGACACTGCGACTCAGCTTTGTGCTGCTGCAACGATTTTGATGAAGTGCCACAAGCCGTAGAGCACTCCCGCCCCGATCATGGCCCAGGCCACCTGGATGGCCTTGATCGTGACCTTGATCGTTGTCTGCTGTTTGACCTGCTCCATCTCGAGTGCCGACAGGCGCTCGCTCTGCTTCTCGATCTTCTCGAGGGTGCGGAGCATGGTGTTGTGCATCGCCTGATGCCGCTCTTCGAGGATCGCGATCTTGCTGATGGCGTCCGCCATCTTCGACATGCTTGACTTCATGTCTGCCAGATCGCTTTGAATGACACTGAGAGTAGTAGAGTCCGACATTTGAATTGCTTTCAAGGGCGATTTTGGATGCCGGATTCTACCAAACTTTTCAGTCATTCGTGACGTATCGGCGTCACCGGGCTTTTGCCTCAAAACCTTATATAAGGTTTACTCGGCAGAATCCAGGCCAGGCTTTACGTCTTCAGCCTTCGCTTCTTTTGCGAAAGGTTTCTCGACCAAGCCTTGTGCGGCAGCCTGCTGGGCTTGCACTTGCTGGATTATCTGCATTTCCACCTTGTTCATGGTGGCGCGAGTCATCTTCGAGGGCAGCTCGTTCATGCCGGACATGATCGCCTGGATGTCGTCGCCGTTCAGATCGGTGAGTTGGAACATTTGCGGTTGCTGTTGCATAGGGGTTTCTCCGTTGAAATCACGTCAGTCGTGACTTTGCCATTGTAGCGTCAGTTTGCAGGGGTTTCGGGCGCCTTCGCGGGAGCCCAAGGCAATGCGGCCTCGACGACGGGGCCGGCCTTGGCGTCAATCTGCTTCTGAATCTGCTCGTTGACGTGCTTCTCGTAGTCTCCGACAACGACCGCCTGAATCCATCCGAGAACGACTGCTTCCGTCAGCTCTTCAAATGGCGTGAAGTTCTCGGTCGTCTCCAGACCCTTTGTCGAGAACGGCGTTGCGCCACTGAATTCGCCGACGTTGCCGTTGTCATCTGTACCGATCTTCTTCCAGTACGTCTGAACAACGGCGTCCTTGAACTCGCCTTCGTCGCGCTTCTTGAGTGCTGTGACTTCCCATGTGTAAGTGATGCTCATTTCAAATCTCCAACCAGTTTCTCGATGATGGACTCGAGGCGAGCAATGCGGTCCTCGTGGGACTTGAGTTGCTTCGCCTGAGACAGAATCGTCTTGTCCTGCTCTTTGACGGCCTCGATCAAAACCGAAGTCAGCTTAGAGTAGTCCACAGACTTGAGGGTTACGCTGGTGTCGCCATCGGCGACATTGCGCGTTGATGTCAGAACCAGCTCGGGCAAGACCTTCTCGACTTCCTGGGCGATGACGCCGTAGGAATGCTCGCCGCTTTCGATCCAGTCGAACGTGACGCCACGCAGGCGCTTGACGATCGAAAGCGCCTTCTTGATCGTCTTGACGTTCGTCTTGAGGCTGCTGTCCGAGTTGGCGGTGATGTTGCCGCTGGCTGTGACGTTGCCGTTGTAGTCGCACCAGAAGCGCTCGTAGCCGTCGCCGCGACGCAGGATCAGCAGGTTTCCGCCGCCAGCGTTCTGAATGTACAGATGACTGGAGTGCCACTGAATCTTGTTGTACTCGCCTGTCCAACTACCGTGGTCCGAGTACAGCATGTACCCAGGCTGGATGTAGTGGTTGTTCGAGTGGACGGCGTTCAGACGGCTTGTACTATTCGGGTCGCAGTAGTAGCTGCTGTCATTGGAATCGTAGAAGATGGTGCCGTAGATTTGGCCACCATCGCCGAAATACTTGCTGTTCTGCCAGGCGTTTTCGACGAAGATTCGGCGCCACGCATTCCATGTTCCGGCATCACCGTTTCGAGAGCGAAACGCCAGATTCTCGCTGTTTCCGTAGCTGGCGTTGATCTGCATGTCATATCCGCCGCCAGTGCCGGTGCGGATAATTGGACCCGTGAACGGAGCGTTGTTGGAGTAGGTGAACCCTGCCGAGTTTGTCGGCATGTCGTTGGCATTCAAGGTGAAGCCAGCGTAGTACATCAGGTCACTGTTGCCGGCCCGTGGCGCGCTGGAGGTGTGCCAGTACACAGCGCCATCGCTGTAGCGCTGCAAGTCTCCATCAACCGAGACGCTTTTGCCAAAGTAGAAGCGCGGACGGTCGGTTTGGAAATGGCACCAGCTGGTGTTCATCGGCGCCAGGTCCAGGTAGCCCGATGGTGTTTGAAGCCTGTGCGCTGCGTTTGTGTTGGGGTTCCAGAAGTACCCCGTATCTCCGCTGTCGTAGAAAATTGGCGAACGAACAGAGCCAATACTGGTCATGTTGAACGAGTGATCGAGTCTCCATCCGTTTGTGCCGTTATGGAATCCGATGTCGTTGTTGGCCTCGTTACCAAAGTAGCCAAAAGCCCATGCGCCCGTGAAGTTGCTGGTGCTTCGCGTCCAACGAATGCCGCCCCACGTGCTCTGACTCGGCATCAAGAATGCGATGCCTTCGCCATAACTTTCTGACTTGGGATTGATCCACAAGTTGCCGTTGAGGTAGGCGGCGCGAGTTCCGTTTCCAGCTGGGTCTACGTAATACGTAGTGTCGTCGCTGTCGTAAAAAATTGGAGCGCGGTGCGAGTAGTTCGACCATGCTGTCCCACCATCGTCCCAGCGCAGCGCCCAGCTAGACATCACATCGGTGCTTCCGCGACCGAGACGCCAATCATTCGTGCCGTAGTTTCCGATCAACCCCCAGTACGTGCCGGCGTTGTTGAATGCAACGTAGGCATTACTGTTGGCATAGCCGCCCATGATTACGCGACTATTGAACCGCGTTTCACCACTTACAATTCCACCGCTTAACGGCAGGGCGTAGCTGCTGTAATTGCCTGCGTGGAGCAGTTTGTACCCAGTGCCTCCGTTGTACCGATAGTTCAGCCCATCTCCACCATCCCATAGGCGGTGAACTTCCGTACCCGCGTAGTTCGCCCACACCAGATCACCAAGATCGTTAGCGGCCGTTGCGCGGATTGTCAGATCGCCGCCTCCGTAGCCAACTTGAAGCCCGCCATTCAGCGTCCCGCCGCCAGTGGATAGTGGTGTAAAGCCCAGCGCACTCGTCACATCACCGGACGACAGAGTGACCACGCCGGCTCGGCCGTTGAAGCTCGAGACGCCGGCTGCCGACAGGTTCAAGCCAATGGTCACATCGACTTCTTCGCCAGCTGCATCGTCTGCGATGTTTAGCGTGACGTTGGAGCCCGCGATGAAGTTGATTCGGCGACGAGTGCCGACCAGGGTGCCGTTATTCTCGACGCCGATTCGGGCGTTGCCATCTTGCGTGATGTAGCCACTCGGGTTGGTCGAGTTGTAGGGCGTGAAGCCCAGAGCATTCGTTACTTGGCCGCTGGTGATCGAAGACACGGTCGCGGCGTTGCCGGTGATGTTGATACCCCACGTACCCGAGGCGCCACCGCCTGTCAGTGTCGGTGAGTAGCTGTTGTAGTTGGAGCTGTCGAGAGCGGTGCCATTGAAGTTGCGATAGATTTTTCGCCACGCTGTCCATGCTCCGCCGTTGGACATGCGCTGATAGAAGAAGTTGTCGCTTGTTGCGTGCGGCCAGTACGTCTGCTGAATGCGCGACTCGCCGCCAATTTCCGACACGAGCACTTCACAGATGCCGTATGCATAGTCGGCAGGAGGCGGGTTGGTATCACCCGACCATGTGCTGTGTTGAATCTTGTAGACGCCATGACTGGTCATGGTGTTCCAGTCGCCGGCCGTGAAAGTCGCACGAGCAGACTGGTGGTAGCGGCTGTTGTCGAGTCCGCCAAGTTGAGCGGCGCTGCCGCTGATGCCGATAGCCCAGGTGCCGGACGCTCCACCACCTGTCAGCGTAGGGCTGTAGCTGTTGTAGTTGCCGCTGTGCAGAACGATGTTGCCGGTGTTGTAGATGTCGTTGGTTGTTCCAACGCGCAGTTCGCCGTTTTGTGCCCCGATGCCGAGGTAGGTCGTCGATGCGGTGTTGGAGAACCGCATGTTCGCGTTCGCGTTCGAGCCGGTGCGAATGACTTCCAGTGGTGTGGCGTTTGTGCCGCTCAGCGACAAGACGCCGGAGACGGTTCCGCCTGCGAGCGGCAGGTAGCTTGTGGCGTTGCTGAGGGGTGTGTAGCCGAGCGCCGTCGTAACGTCCGATGAAGCGAGTGCGGCGCCAGTCGTCACGCGCCCCTTGGCATCGACTGTCACCTTCGTGTAGGTGCCCGCTGTCACACCGCTGTTGGCGAGCGTCAGAGCGGTGTTTGCGCCCGTTGTACCGCTGCCAGTCACGTCGCCCGTGAAGGTGAGCGCACCCGAGATCGAGGCGCTGCTCACGGAGGTCACGCGACCTTTGGCATCGACGGTGATGACGGGAACGGCGGTCGAAGAGCCGTAGGAGCCGGCGGTGACGCCGGAGTTTGCGAGAGTGGCGACGCCTGTGACGTTGCCCGAGCCATCGAACGCGCCGCTGGTCCAGGTCACATCGCCGGTCATGGCGATGGTGCGACCCGTCTGCAGCCTGGCAGCGTTGATCGTGATGACGGTGCCGAGCGCGTTCTTGGTGTAGATCAGCGCGTCCGCGAGGTTGACGGCAAGTTCACCAACCTGAAGGTCCGTTGCCAGGGGAACCCGTGCGGCGATGGACGAACGCTTCGGGATGATGGTGTTTGCCATAGGTATGTACCTCGCGAAAAGCCCCTATCTAGGGGCTGTCTCAGTTGTGACTTAGTATGTGCCGCAGTCGATGGTCACTCCATCGAAGGTGGACAGGTTCGTGATCGAGCCGCCCGTGATGGCCACTGCAGAGTTGTTCTGAGTGGCCATCGTGCCCAGAGCCAGCGTCGAGCGCATCGTCGCAGCGTCGCCATCGTCGAGCAGCGAGCGAGCGAACGAAGTGATCGTTGCCAGTGCGGCCGTGTTGCTGCCGGTGAAGTACGGCAGACGATCGGCCACAGGGGTCAAGCCGCCGATGGAGAAGAGCGAGGCGCTCAGGTTTATCGTCGGATCGCCGGCAACGCCGTCACCGTTGGTGATCGACACGCCTGCCGTACCTGCGGCGATCGAGCGAGCCGCCACGGCGCCAGCGCTCGTGCGAACGAAGATGCCGTTGACCGACAGGTTGTGCAGCGCGAGGGCCTGGCCAGCCAGACTCACGGCGTCAGCGGCGACAGAGATGCCGGTGCCGGCGCCGATGTCGAGCTGGTTGCCGGTCTTGGTCATACCGGCGCCAGCGATCACTTGGCCTGCGCCGTTGAACTGCTGGAAGGTGACGGCCGTGGTGCCCAGGGTGCCGCCGGTTTCGACGGTACACACGAAGCCCATGTCGGCGTTGGTAGTGCCCTCTTCCACGAAGAGGTAGGCGCCAGGCAGCTCGTCCCAGGCGTTCGCATCGGCTGCGCGAACCCAGGTGCCGACCTGCACCACGTAAATGCCGTTCTCGGCGGCGATGTTCTGATCCTTGACCAGCACACGGTTGCCGACAGACAGCGCCACGCCGTCAACGGTCATCGTGCCGAGCATCGAGGCGATGTGAGCGGTTGTTGCGGCGCGAACGGACTGCTTGGGGTCCAGACCCTGCACCGTCATGTCCACGTAGTTCTTCGTGGCGGCGTCTTGCGGGCTGACCGGATCAGCGAGGTTCGTCAGGCGCTGCGAGTTGAATGCGACAGCGGTCGTCGGCGCACCCATCTGGTCCAGACGGTTCGTGCGGACTTGGGTGTCGAAGTCGCTGATCTTCGAGGCCAGAATCGTCGGAATGTCGGCTGCGAGCAGCGGGCCACCCGAGACGACGCGACCCTTGGAGTCGGTCGTGACCTTGGTGTAGGTGCCGGCAGTGCCGATCGAGGCCAGGGTCAGCGTGTTGGTGACGTTGGTTGCGCCGTCGAACGTGACACTCCAGGTGGCGTCGCCCGTGACCGCGATCGTGCGGCCAGTTTGCAGGGCCGATGCAGTTGAGGCGTTACCGACCAGAGCGGCGGTGATGCTGTTGGCGGCAAAGTTGCCTGACGCATCGCGTGCGACGACCTTGTTGGCCGTTGCAGCTGCGGTTGCATCGACTGCCCAGGTAACAGCGGCGCCACCATTGAACGCCGTACCGATCAGGTACGAGCCGGCCGACAGTGTATTCGGCGTGTTGGCCGTAATCGTGATGTTGCCGGAACCGTCGAACGAGATGCCGTTGATGGTGCGTGCCGTCTGCAGCTTGGTGGCCGTGCCGGCATTGCCACTCACGGAGCCTTGAATCAGGCTTGTGAAGGTCTTGCTGCCGTTGATCGTCTGGTCGCCAACTAGGCCCATGAAGGCGCCCGCGCCTGCGATTGGGACCACGGCAGTTGCGGTGCCTTCAGCCCCACCCGTGCCGAAGCCGTAGTAGAGCGTGTTGTCCTGTTCGTTGAACGCCAGTTCCGCGTTCAGCAGTGTGGCCGGTGCGCCGGCTGCACCACCCGCTGCGCGGCGCTTAATACGTACTGTGTTTGCCATTTCTTACTCCTGACTCAAGTCCAAGATTTTCCGCGCAAGATGGAACTAACCATCGACTGCGAAACGCCGAACATCGCAGCGAGCGACGCTTGGCTAATGCCTTTTTCTCCTCGAATTTGCTTGAGTTCTTGGACTTTTTCTTCCGAGAGTTTCACGCAGCTCCTGTTTCTGGACTGAACCACAGCGGTAGCCCAGCGGCAATTTCCAGGTTGGTAGTTGCCACTTCCGTCAATTCGATCAATGGACTCGCCAGCTTTTGGCAGGCCCATGTCTTCCACAAATGTTTCAAAGCTGTCCCAAGTGGCACACACACTCACGGACGCATAGTTCGCCTCGCCCTTATCAACCCTTGGAGAGCGGGTGCGGCGACGCATATCTACCCAGGCCTCATAGGCTTTGGCCATTTCGGGGCCGTGGGTCTCTAGTAGGCGGCTCTTCTTGTTCATCAAAAATTTCCGCCGTCCGTCAGGCTCGGTGCTCGAATGTTGATGATCTTGTTGCCACCGACTGCCAGGACATCGCCTGGCTGCAAATCAGTGAACAGCACCTCGATACCGCCAACGGTATTCGGGCCAGGATCACCACGGTCGCCCTTATCTCCCTTTGGACCAGGAGGCCCCATCACGCCTTCGGAGACGATCTCCGCAGGCTGCTCCTCAACGACTACGACAGTCGTCTCTTCCGGCGTCTGGATGATTTCTACATCAGCCATTACCGAGTGACCTCTGGCGAGACGCTGACCTTGCCTTCAATCAGGCGAGTCACGCGGCCGCTCGTGTCTGTGAGCTCCAGGTCGTAGACGCCGGCCTTCATTGCCGAGGTCTCTTCCGGAGTCAGTTGAATTTGAATGATGCCGCCCGTAGCCAGCGTGATGCGGTTGTTGGCGGTGGACAGCTCGAGGATGACTTCTGCGCTGGTGACAGTCGGGCGAACCTGCATCCGAGCGGTATAGCCCGTCAGGGAAACGGGGCGCTTGTTCTTGTCGCGCCAGGTCAGGCGCTTTGTGAACGTGGTGCCCTGTTCGATTGTCAGATTCAGCTTGGCAGCAGGCATGTTGTCCTCGGAGTTCGGCCGATTCTATGGGTGAAACGGCCTTGATGTCAAGTCAGCCGTGACTTATTGTACTGCCTTTTGGACACTGCCGATGTAGTCGTGAAGTCCATTCACTTGCTCTCGGAGCTGGTCAGCTTCTTTTGCCACGCCTCGATATTCATCCGCGCACGCTCCAAGTAACTCTCTTGCGGTGCGGGCTTCGCCAGCGTAGGCGGCAGCGGTGGAATCTTCGGGGGCTGGACGGGCATTGAGTCGGGCGATTTGGTCGCGCAACCCACCATTGACAGCGTCCACGCGAGCAACCCGATCAGATAGAACTTTCCGTTTACTTTCTTCATTTCGAACGATCCTTGCGATTTGATCCTGCATGTTCTGCTCGACCTTGCGAGCCAGCTGTTCGGCCTGCAGGGTTGATTCGGCCACCTGCTGCTTGTACTGGGCGAAGTCACGCTCGACGCCAGCCTTGCCGACGTAGAGCCAGCCACTTAGCGCCAGCAAGGCGCCGACAACTACCAGCGCAACCCAGTCCTTGATCGACAACACGGGCATCATTCGGCTTCTCCTGTGCAGATTCGGTACTCAGCCTGGCGCCGGTTGGTCAAGCCCTTGACCGTCACACCTTTGACCTTGTCCCACTTCAGGAGCTCCTTGCAGGCGCCTTCGTAGTCGAGTGCGTTCAGCTTCTTGGCCAGAGTCGATTTGCAGAACGCCGTTTCGCCCACGTTGTAGGTGAAGCTGACGTACGCCTGGAACTCGTAGGGATGCATCGGGACGGGCGCACAACGCTTGACGGCCTGTTCGAACTTCGTCGCATCGCGCAGAAGGTCAACCAAGGCTCGAGTGGGCGTGGTCTTCTCGCCCATCTTCACCGCGCTGCCGTCGGGCTTGCGAGTCGTACCGTAACCGTAGGTCGGCACATCACCCGGTACGGGAATGATGGCGTCGTCGGTGTAGCCCTCGTGAAGCGCGATGCCCACAAGCGTCGAAGCCGCAAGCACGAGGCTGGCGGCTGCAACACGGGTTCGGTTTGGATTTCGATCAATCATTCTTGTCGTCCTGTTGAGCGAGAAGCCGAGTGACGAACGCCAGGCCGACCACCGTCGAGATGACGGTTGAGGCCAACCACCGAGGCCAGGGAACGATGTCCATGACGATCGGCAGAATGGCCTCGAGACCCGACAGCAGGCCGGCCAGCAACATCAGCCGGATGCTCCAGGCTCGGCGCAGCACTCGCTTCCAATCTGGAAGAAGGTGCGGTTTACGCATGTGTCATCCGTGACTTAGGCCATTGGGCGACCGAGCATCGACAGCGCCTTCTGGGTCATCGGACTGTCCATGTCGGTGACGACGGACCAGTCCTGCGGAATGCTCAGGTCTTCCGGCACCATCGCGCACACGAGGTCTTCGCCGATCACCTTGTAGAAGAAGTGATTGACGTTGACGATCGTCGAGCCGTCTGCGTCCGTCTGGTGAAACGGAACATCCTTCAGCCGCTCGTGGAAGTCGTGCTTTGCCCAGTAGGGCATGTTGGAGCCCAGCTCGGGGGCTTCCTGGTTTTGGGTCTGTGTTTCAGGGGTGTCCATGTTGACTCCTTATTGGGCC